TATTAGCACGATACACATTATCTAATTTAGTAGCTTTCTTAGCCCAATTTATTGCACGACTTACTTTAGAACTATTACGTCCTAATGCTGCAACACCTTTACCAACAGCTCCAACTCCTTTAGTTAATAAAGCACCCGGAACCATTAAAGATAGAGAACTAGCAATACTTGGAACTTGACTAAAGAACCAACCTGAAAAGTCATTCATATCAAATGCTTTATCAGGATTCTCACGATATATAGGAAACAAATCATCACGAATATAGTCAGATATAGCATCACCTGCTCTAGTAATAGGATTACTAAACGGTTTATCATCCCATAATCCAGTAGTAGCTAAATCTACTAACATACCCATGCCACCAACAGTATCTCCTATAACTGTTCCAATAGTTTGACCTAAAGCATTACCTGCTTGTTTCCAAGCTGATTGATTTTTAGCACGAAGAGTTTCTAATTCTTCTCTACTTTGATAACGATTAGGTTCAGCACCATACTTAGCTAAAGAATGATAATCTTCCTCTGTTCCAGTAAAGACTTCTTTACCATTAAGATTACGAAACATGAAGTCGCCTTGTGCAGCTACATCAGGTTTGTATTTAGTAACAGTAGGAGCTTCTTTAGCCATATTAACAGAATTAGCCCCACTGTTTAGTGGAGCTTTTTCTACTGATATATCATCAAATATGTTTGGCATAAATTATTTCATTAAATCGTTCATTTGATTAAGTATCACTTGACTAGGAGATTCACTAGTAAGTCCTGAATACATTCTATTAAAGAATTGGAATACTTGTCTCTTAGTATCAATATCTAATTCTTTAAGATTACCAGTAGCACCTGCCATAATCATAGCCTTCTGCATAAGAGGACGAGCAATAACTTGCTGCTCCTCTATGGGGGAATTTGCAATAGAACCATTCCTTGCACTAATAAGATTTATATCTTCTTTAACAGGAGCAAGAATAGCATTAGCTTGATTATTCTGAAACATACGTTGAAATAACTCATCTTCTGTAATCTTAATTACTGGTTCATCATTAGCGTCTAATATCTGATAGAAACTACCACCATCAGTAACAGCAGAATATGTTCCATCTCCAAATTCAGCATCAGATAAACGATAATTCCTTTTAAGTGCATTATTATACTTAATAGAATTAAGAGTGTCCATTGCTTTAACAGCAGGTAGAGATTTGAATCTTTCTATTTCATCATTAAGGATAGCACCTGTAATCATATAGTCTCCGGCTACTGCATTTTGTATTCTTTCTTCCATTTCAGAATCAGGGTTCTTAGCACTATTCTTTCCAGTCTTAGGAGTATAAGGAATATTTAAGAATACTCCGTATTCCCCCGTAGAAGATGATGAGCACCAGCCGTTATTAATGTTTTTCTTCTTAACTTGTGCTTGAATAGTTTGCATAATAGCATCACGTTCTCTACTATCTTCAACAGGTTCAAGAACTCCTTCGGCATTACGTTTCTTAATAACAATACTTCCAGGATTAGCAATACTAATCATATTCATTACTCTTTCATTGTAGTTCTTTAATTGGTCGTCTTCAAATCCTTGACCAGTAGCAACTACATGAGGCGGTAAATCAAATACATTAACATCAACATAACTAGGCGGTAATGATTTAGATATACGTTTAGTTGCAGCATTAGACATTTGTGCAGCTTTTTCATATACGTAAGCAGGAGAATCTTTAGTACTCTTAGCAGTAGTTATTTCACCTCGTCCTATTGCTCTAAAACCTGCAATACCCATAGTAGTTAAACTACCATATACTTTATTTCCATAGAAAACTTCATCGTTTCTAGTGAATTTTTCAGGAGCATTATTACCAGTAGTAAATCCTACGGGACTAAGTTTAAGAACATCTGCTATTTCAGGAGCCAAACGAATATAAGCATCTTTACTAATACGAATATATTCTTTATCTCCTATTTTACTAAACGACACATCTTGATTAGTCAATCCCATATCTGTTCTAAGTTTAGATATAATAGCAGCTTTGCTACTATCATTAAGAGGATTAACTAGAACTGTATCAAAACTATTGCCTTTAGAATCAGTAAATAACTTATTCATTCTATTAGCATATTCTAGTTGCATAGGATTATTAGTATCAGCCATATCTCCATTACTTAGTCTCTTACCTAAGAACTCCGAAGCATATTGTTCTTCTTGTGTAAGATGTCCTTTCATTGCATCTAAACGATTATTAGCATTAGCTATTCCTCTATAATAAGTATTAGCTTCATCTAATAATTGTTTCTTAGCAGCATCGGATAAAGTTACATTATTAGCAATACCTGAACGTAGTTTACTATATGCTTCATCTAAAGGAAGGGATTTAGATATTCCATAAGAAGAAAACATATTAGATAATTGTCCATTAAGAGTATTTAATTGAGACTGTACTTTAGCCGGAGTATCAGGTTCTACTTTTTCTTTACCGCCAACAGTAGCCAAAGAAGGAAGTAAATCAGGTTCTTTACCAGTCTTAGGTTTAGCAGCAGCTTTACGAGCAGCAGCTAATATATTAAATCCTAATTCAGGATTAATTCTACTTTCAACTCTACGATAAGCAGAAGCAGCATATCTAGGTGCAAATAAGTTCTCTTCAAACTCTTTCTGTGACATAATAGTACCATCAGGTCTAGTAACAGTATTGTTTTTATTTCCCTTATTAGCTTTCCAAACATTAACTTTATAGTCTTGTTCAAGAGAAGCACGAGCACCCGGAGTTTCATTCAAAGCAGATTCAAACGCAGCACGAATCTTATCTGCTGATAATTGTTGAATACCACTAGCTGTTTTAAGATAAGGAACATCACCAGCAGCAATATTACCTTGACCATCTTTAAGATTACCTTCTGCATCTCCCCATACTAGTTGTTCACCAGAACTAGAATCAACACCAACAGTAGATAATACTTTTTGATATAAAGCATTATAATCTATTTGTTCAACAGGACGATAATTAGGTTGGAATTGATTACCACCTATTACTTTACCTGTTTCATCTACTTGGTCTTTATAATTATATTTATTCTGTTCCAATGCGTATGCTTTAACATCACCATCATAAGCATTACTATTAGTAACTTCATCTTGGAACTTTTTAAACTCTTGTTGATAACGTTCACGACCAATAAGACCGGGATTACTAGCTACTTCTCCTGCTAACCTTTTAGCAGCAGTTAAAGCAGTAGCATAGCTTCCGTTTTGTGCACTTGCTTCTATTTGAGCATTAATATCTCTCGAATAATTATTGAGCCATTCATTTTCAGCTTCATTTAATTGCTTATTAGCAAGAAATGTTTTAATCTGATTACTAGTTTCAATAGCAGTATCATGTTTCTGTTGAAGAGTATTTAACGTACTATTGTAAACATCTAAAGGAGCGGCAACCCGCTCCCTCTTTTGATAACCTGCTGTTTTAATATCTATCGGCATAGTTATAGTATTTATAATTAAGCAATCTTTTTCTTACCACCACATCTGAATAAAGTACTTCGTATATTACCTAGTCTACCTTTATTCTTTTCCATTAGTTTTAAGAACAATTCCATTTGTTCAGGATTAGCACTCATCATAGCAGCAATAGCATTTTCTTCTGAACGTCTTTTATCTACGCCTAGTTGATAATCTCTAACTGCACTAGTAAGTCCTTCGATTATATTAGTACGATTATTAGCGTTAGCTTGAATTTTATCATTAGCAGTTTGAACTTTAGAAATAGCATTAAATCTATTAGCTTCATTTACTTGTTGAGCATTTGCAGAAGCTACTTGTTGACGATTCATCGCATCTTGATTTTGCAATTGAGTTTCAAGATTTTCTTTCTCACCTCTTAATCTACTTCTTTGACTTAAAGCATTATTAGATATTCTTTGTTGTCTAGCAACACTAGCTACTGAACTAGCAGTATTTCCTTCAACTAATCTATTTTGATTAAGTTCGGATTCTCTAACATCTGATAGTTGAGGATTTATATTAATGCTAGTTTTAAGTTTAGCAGGAGCAATTAATTGAGGAGTAGGGACTTGTGGAGCAGAAGTTTTATCTATACTTCCTTTATTAAGTAATCCACTAATTAAAGTTCCAGCAGCTCCAATACCTGCACTTATAGCTTCTCCTTTATCTACTCCTTTAAACAGGTTAAAACCTTTACTTCCACTATTAGCGGACACATTCATCGGCTTAATACTAGAAGCACTAGGATTAGTAATCTTTGCCCCAGCAATAATACCGGCAGAAGGAACATTTTGATTAAGAGCTAATAGTCTACGATTAGCACCAGTTAAACTTCCAAGAGTTCCTAATACAGCTTTCTTATTTTTTAATTCAGGATATTTCTTATATACTTTAGCTTTTACATCAGAACGACCATGTAAGCCCGCTAATCTAAGAGCATCGCGAGCATCAGCTTTAGTTGGAATCGGATAACTACGTCCACCACCTGCAAAATCATTTGACTTAACACTAGGATAAGGTTTCTTATCTGAACCGTAATCTTTCTTACGAGACAAACCACCTAGTTTCTTTTTACCAGTTATTGTTCTCATATTTCTTTTCTTTTTAGTACCATCATCATTAAGACCATTTCTATCTTTAAATGATTCTTGTGCATTAAATACTTTAGAAGGTTCAACACCTTTCTGAACTAATTCAGCAGGACTATTACCATTAAGTATAGGTTGAGCACTAAACACTTTAAGTTGCTTAGGAGTTATTTGTACTACTTCTTCTCCTTCTGCTTCAATAGAGTTTTTGCCTTTACCAATAACAATACCACCAGTATTATGCTTACGACCTTTAAGAAGAAACGTATTCTTCTTGATAGGCACAGCTGTACCACCACGACTAACGATTGGTGTCACTCCTTTACGGGGGGTATCACCGCCAACTCTCATTAGTTGGTTTCTTATATCGGCATAAGTATCGTTATCAACAGCTGTTTGCTGTGTCATATAAGCTGCTCGTTGTTGATACTCTTGCTTCTTGACAAGACGACGTTGTTCTTCTTCTTGTCTTTTCTGCTTTTGACTATTCAGTATTCCACCGATTAGTTGAGTACCGACAGATATGGCAGCACCGATAAATGCTTTCGGTCTTTGATTAATTCTTTGTACCATTATTCTCTGTATTTATTAATAAAACATTCTATATTACTAAGAGTAACTGCAACATCAGTCTCTTTAATAATGAAGCGAATACCAATATACTTACCATTAATAAGACTGTCTTGTTTCTTATATGGTTTACCAGCAGTTATTATATTAACTTGATTCTCGTCAAGTATTACAATATTGTAATTACCAGTAATTCTATCTATTGGTTCTAGTTCTTCAACTCCTTTTATCAAACTACGGAAGTAATTGAAGTTCCATTTACCTTGCTCGTAGTATGGCTTAGTCATATTCTTTTCATTACGACTAGTTGTTGAAACGTCCCATTCAGTTGAGATACCTGTATTCGTAAATATAAGAATTTTATTCCCACTATAATTAATATTGTTGGTCTTTTTTAAGTCGTAAGTTATGTAGTTAAGTAACTTAATTGTATCGAACTCTAAGTTAAATACTACATCTACTACTGCACAACCAACAGCTTCACTAATATAAAATGGATTCTTGTTATCATCTATTGTACAATACTCGTAATTAAGATATGGATATAATAGTTCTCCATTTATTTTAGGACTACCATTCTTATATATTACTTTTGGAGTACTATCTGGTATTTGATATAGTTCTGTCTTAGTATTGAAGTACTTACCAGAATAATTATGAGTACTTATCCAATTATTAGCAGCTAAAGAATAGGAGAATGTGAAGACCTTTTCCTCCCCCGTAAAGGAACAGATAAGCCGATTAGATTCTTTGTCCATTCCTATATTAACAATAGTATTCTTATTAACGTATTTATCTAATACACTCTGAATACCAGTAGTAATATCATTTAGTTGTTTATCATCGAATCTATATAACTTACGTTTGCTCTTATCAAAGAATACGTAACCAACTTCATTACAGGTAAATGCTCCAAAGTCTTGTAGTCCACCATATCCTTTCTCACTAGTAAATACTTCTTGATATTCAGTATCGAAAGCATCTGGCATATACATCTGTACATCTTTGTCTTTAGTAGCAAGAGTAGAATCACGATTAAAGATAAACATTGAATGTTCACAATGAGCAATAAGATAAACACCAGTTCCTAGTATATTAATGATGTTACCTTTGTTCTCGCTAATTATCTTATATCCATCAGCAGGAAACTGTCTCCAAGCATTATTAGTAGATTCAGATTGAAGAACATTACTTCTACGAATAAACTTGCCGTAGACTTCTACTTGATTAGCTACCGCATTAGGATTATAAGCATTTATATTAGGTCTCGCATAATCAACATATATACTAGATACTTCGTATAACCCATAGAGAATAGACGCAGTTAATTGTCTATTAGATATATTCACAAAGTTACCAGCATCTCCTCTAGCATAAGTAAAGTAAGTATCTTCTATCTTTCCTACTTTAATCTTAGCACTTGGTAAGTAAGTAAGTTGTTTATAACATCTGACTGCATTAATGTGCATTATATCTCTAATAGCATTATCAATAGTTTCTAGTCCTACTGCTGTTCTATATATACCGTAGAACTTTCTATCTACCGAACCATATACAGGTTGCCAATCTCCTGAATAAGTAACTCCTGCATTATCAAATATTATAATAGCAGAATCCATACTAATATATCCAGTAACATTTTGTCTCATTCCATTTTCGCCATACTCGTAACCTACTAATGGAAGAGGTTCTCCATCTACATATTTGTTCTGCCCTAGACGTATTAGTTTAACTCCTTCTTTCTTAGTATATATTTCTTGATTAATATAAAGAAGTCTACCTCTAGCAAGTAATTTAGTAGTGGTTGTTCCTTCTGTAAGTATATTAGTAGAGATTAATTGTCCTGCACTACTATAAGGAATTCCAATTTTAAAATACTGACCAGCATTATTTGCAACAATCTTAGAAGTTATTCCAATTTGTGGTATACTATTAGCTGCATAAAAATCAGAGCTATTTACATGACTATATTCTCTAATAGAATTATTAGCACAGTCTTTAACTACATAAGCATTAATAGTATCTCTATTATTAGCTGTTTGTCCATCTCTAGTTTGAAAACTAAGAGTTCCAAGACTAACAAATACATTTGGAGTTCCACTCTTTTTTAGAACATATATATCGTCTGAATAGAATTGATAACTACTAGAGTATACAGCTAGATTATTAAAACTAGATTCTCTAAGAACATCATTGCTAAAACCTTCATCTCTATGTTGGTCTACTATACCATCGCAAATAAGAATACTATCTATTTCTTCATAGCTAATAAAGTAACCTACGAATCCTTCATACATAGGTATGTTCTTAAAAGTAAAGTTTCCTTTTACTTGATGTGGAGTTCTGAATAATCTATCTCCTTTGTTATTAGTAAATGGACATAAGAACTTCATTCCGTAGTATGGACTAGAACTAGTAGTACTTCCATCCATAAACCGTGGGTCAAGATTAAACCAATAGTAATCTATCTTAGCCTCTTCTGCCATTTGAATAAGACTAAGTTTATCCATAATAGTAATCCCATACCATCCTGGATAATCCTTTTTAGCTTGTTCAATAGCAGCCTTTACATCAGACACTTTAGTATCATCATAACAATCCATCATAATATCGACATCTTTATTAATCGAAGTATTATAATATCTACCTATAACAATTTGTACTGGGTCTTTTACCCAAAAACCATTATTAGTATCTTTATGACGATAATTGTTATTTTCTATAAGAATACCATCAGTATAACTTCCATCAGGATAAACATAATGAATATAGAATCTATAAACTTCATCTTCAATAGGTTTTGGAACACCTATAACAGTTTCTTTTCCAGAATCATCTTTTAATTTATTTCCATGATTGTCTGTTTCATTCCAAACACCAACTTTAATTCCACTAGTATCGAAACTATCAATATCTAGCTTTCTACTTTCTTCTTTATAATTAGCAACATATAATCTATTATTATAGTTACACATTGTTTTGATATTATAAAGATTAAAGTTGTTAGCAGACACTAATACTTCATCAACAGACATTTGAGTCTTACCAGAACGAATACCATATATATCATATTTGTTTTCTTCGTTGAATTGGTAACTACCTAAGTTATAGGCTTCTGTTCCATCTTTATAAGTACAAACATAAGCTATCTGAAAAGATTTAAACTTATTAGTAGTCTTATTAACCATCTCTAACTTAGCATAGATATAAGACTGTGCGTAATCAGTGTCTTCCCTTGAATAATCATATAGTTCGTAAGTAGCTGTAATATGAGTAGGTACAGCAACTATTGCTGGCATTTTAATTCCTTCAATAGTTACAGAAGACACAGTCTCTTTACTTAATTCATTAGATAGATAAATTACAACTCCTAAATCTCTCCAACTAGTATATTCATTATCTGTTATTTCATATCTAATAAATAACAAGTAAGTTCCCATTCTCATTCTTCCACCAGCCATCTGTCCGTAATCAGTTACAGTAACTTGCGGAATATTAGGATTAAGAGTAAAGATATTATCTGAACCTAAATCATCATTATTAAGATTTATAACTTTTAGTGGCACATCTTCTCTAGGATTACGTTCACTAATAGCTATGATTAAGTCTCCACGAACATTATACGTATAAGTTCCAAATACTTCTCCACCATACCATTCCCATGAAGCAGCTACTTTAATAGTCTCACCAGTAAACTCGTTATATCTAAATATTTCATTGGCATTAGTAAAGATAACAAGTTCAGTAGCACAAGGCACAATACCAACAATGGTATTATTAAACGTAGCAATAGTTTCTAAAGACTTTTCATTCTGAATAGAATTGCCATCTTTAGAAACTACTACATTAGAAGCATGAGTTATAGAACCATTCTTTATAAATTCTAACCCATTATCTTTATTTAATTCTTTAACTATTTCCATTATTCTCTCGGTCTAAACGTTGAATTATAAAAGAATGACGACCAACCTTTATAAGCGTTAGCATCTTGATTTTCATTAATAACAGAAGCTCTAGCTCTATCACGAGAATCTCTCCATAACAAATATGGATTAACTGGCATAGCACCTTGTAAAGAATAGACTTGATGTTTAAATCCTCTACTTAGTAACTTCCACATACAGAACCATTCAAGTGCTTCAATAAGTTTACCGTTATTAGGAATAACAGGTATATTACAATGAAACGTATCACTATATACAGTTTTAACTGTAAGATAGGATACGGTAACAACATCTGCATCAAAGTTTAATTGGATTGCATTAGCATCTCGAAGATATACATAATTCTTTCCTTCGTAACCTTCGGGGTCAATCTCAACAGTACGCTTACTTTCACGTTCTCTAGCTCTTTCTCTATCTTGGACGAAATGTTCAGTAGTACCGGAAGAGCAAGAGCATTTACTTTTCTTTAAGGGGGAAATCTCGCAACCCTCAACATAAACTTTAAAAGCGTTCATACAGCATGGGAAATAAGCAACTCTATCAACAACATCAACAGTAGTTTCTTTTTCTTCATATTGAAGAATACCCATTTCATTCATAGCATCTATACACCAAGCACCCACTCTAGGTATATAATCACTACTCATAATATTGAAATCATTATCAAGTCTTGCGATAATAGTTTCTACGGAAGATAGCTCTTTGTTCATTATTTCTAATATATTTTATAGTGTAACTTGGGTCAAACTTATTAATTAAAGAAAGACGATTATTAATATCAGTATCAACATTAATAATATCTTCAACAGTTTTACATTCAGATAGTATATCATCATTACTACGTTTCATGTGAAGATTAGTTCCATAGAATTTAAACAATGGTCTATTCTTAATCGTACCGTCAATCATAAGTAACTTACAATAATAAGGATTATCAAGATACTCCACATATTTAATTCCTTCGTATTTCTCACCTCTTAGTAAAGCAGCAGCATGGTCTTTCTTATTATAAGGAATAAGCCCTTGAGCAAGAAGATTTCTTTTATTTAACTCTGTTTTATAATAGTCAATAACCTTCTTGAGTTTAACAACTTTTCCATCGGCAGTAGTAAAACTATCTCTAACTAGAACCCTTTCTATAATAAGACAACCTAATCTCTTTTCAAACTTATAAACTTTTCCTCTTAGAACTTCTTTAGATACTTCTCTAAAGAATAACTTGCAATAGGCTTCATATTGAGGACGAGTAATACTCTTACGATTCTTAATTCTCTGCTGTCTTATCTCATATTCTCTTATTTTACGAAGTACTCTAAAGTATTGTTTTAAGTTACGATATATGTTACCGTATCTTAATTGTTTGGAAGAATCGAATTTAGTGAACTTAGCATCTATTGCTTTCTCCATCTTTCTATCAATATCTAGTTCATCAGTATTCCATTCCCAATAGTTATAGACACATACATCAAATATAGCTTCAATAGCATTTCTATTCTGTTCAATAGAATATTTGATTTTATATAATAAAGATTTGTATCTAGCTATCTTTTCAGACACGAGAACATAATCCTCTTCGGCTGTCTTTATAAAGCTAGTATACATATTTCTGTGGTCGTATCTTTCACCGCTAGCCATAATTATACTTCTATTTGTTGTTTATTTATATCATCCTTAACTGGGACTTCATTAGTTACTCTCTCTACATTAAGTAGATTACGTTTATAGATTACATCTTTGATTCGTTCTACCATATCTTCGGGAATGATAAACTCATCATCATTATCGAAGTTAGATTCAACTCCTTCTGTTGTTTCAACAGGAATTTCAGTAGGTATTTCAAAAGGCGATTCAATAACAATATGTCCTAGCGGTTCAATCAACGGATTACCATTTCCATTAACATATAGATAACCATTGATATAATCATAACTTAGACTAGTACACATTCCTGGCAATGCTTTATAAAATTGAGCATTTGCTTCTTTAATAAAAGGAATAGCCATATTATCATAACCAACAGTACGAACACTAACAAAAGGAAGATTATTATCAAGACGAACTGGTCTAGGTATTCTAACCTTACTTCTTTTAACTTTATACTTTGTACTTACAAGACTTTGAAATATATCTCCGTCAGGAACACTAATAAGACTTATTCTATATCTCTGCATTAATATCTTATCGACATTAGCATGACGCTCATAAGTCTGTCTTATCTGTTCATTGAATGTATGAATAACAGCACTACGAATAGTTTGTCTCGTAGTAAAGTTATTAGGCTGATGAATAGCATGAGCTATTTCAGATACAATTTGATTTAATGAAGCCATATTACTTTTGTTTTTGAATTAGTATTATAACAAATATAGTTATTATATTGGTATTAACAAGACTTTTATTAATAATTTTGATTCAGCACTATTATCTAGCTTACTATCTAGCTTACAAGCGTTCGCATTGTAAACATTTTTATACACGTGACGCATTTTAAGGCTCACAGAGGCATGCAAGCCTATCGGATAATAGTAAGTTAAGGTTAGACACTAAAATGCAATGGTGAGCTTCTATGAAAGCGTAGGAGCATGGGACGTAGTTTTTATTCCCCCATAAAGAGATGTGTATACAGTGAGAGCCGACCATTGCTAGCCGACTCTCACTTACTACTCTCACTAATAGTACTTACTTTGGATATTGATTAGGTTCATCATCTTCTATTATAAACTTCTTATAATCTATCTTGAAGAAGGCGAATATTGGTTTTAGAATCCAACTCCAAAATATAAAGCTAAGAATAATAGAATTAAGTACTACTTTAACATCACCTAACTTTAATGAGAAGTATATTATTCCCATTAATACAGCACATACAAGAGTTATCACTCTTTTATTCCAAGTACTTACTACTTTATCTCCATTAAGTTTGTCAACTAGCTTAATTACTAGATATGCTAGTACATTAACACAGATAACAAATGCGAAATCGAAACTAGTAGCAGTAGTACGTAGAATCTCATTAAGTATATTCCCGAAGTCCATATTACAATAAGAATAATAGAGTACCTAGGATAACACTTAATAGCACACCTGCTATCTTTACATAAGATACAACTTTCACAGGAAGAATAGTAGTAATCTCTTTCCATGCGAACACTATAATAGTAATAGCTATTATAGTTACAAACAACACTTTAACAAATATTCCCATAAGCATTAAGTTTTATATTACAGATGCAAATATAGGATTTTATTTTAAAAAGAAAAGAGAGACTACTATTATTTAGTAATCTCTCTTTAGGAATATAACAGAACTTGTATTACTTTAATTCATTAAAGTATTTCCAGAGTTTATCTTCTCCGAAGTCTACATCATCAAACCAAAAGCTGATAGCACTCTCGAATATCATATCGTCAAAGTTTCCTTTTCCGAACCACTTCTCGAATAGTTCGCAGTAGTCGTGATATTGAGCATTAATAGCTACATAAACATCAGCAACTTCTACTTCATCTTCTAGTTTATCTTTGAATTTACTACAAACTTCGTGAGCTTTCTGCATATCGTATTTCTCACCGATATATTTCTTACCGTCTTTGACATGGTACATTTCATCAACAGTACGCTTAGCTTCCTGCTTATTAAAATGTTCATCACCATAATCATTATAACGTTCGTTTCCATCTACTCCAAGCATTTGCATAAGAAGCATACGTTCTTCTTCATCGTAGCCGTGACTTCCGTCATAACCTCGATTTTCATCATATCTATGACGTTCACCGTAACCTCTTTGTTCATTCCTGTCGTAGTTGTCGTAAGTCTTATATCCAATACGATTCATCATTCCTCTTCCACGTCCGCCACGACCACTTCTTCCGCGACCGCCACGAGCAAGGAAATCATTAATTCGTTCGTATATTTCGTCTCTCCGAGAACGAGCACGAACATCTTGGTCTGTCTCGTATGGTACTTCTCTCATAATAATATTACTTAGTTAATAGTTGTCTGAATGTTTCCAAATCAGACTGGTTAAACATAATTCCTTTATTAATAAAAGGAATAGAAAGAGTTATGTTACCATTAGAGATGTTACCATTACCTAGAACTGGAATATTAAAATCAAAGTTAGGAATAGATTTGATTATTTCAATCTCCTCATCAACTATACCTTCAATATCAATCTTTCCGTCTTTAGCAATAGTATTGATAAACTTATCAAAACTATCAATGTTATTAATAATTGCACGTTTAGCCAAAGGCTTAACTAACTTAATAGCTGGATTAGATTCGCCAAGAATATCTATCTGATTAACAATGTAATCTTGCAGCTTTTGTTTTACTACACTTACTTCTATCATTACTTCATAGTTTTAATAAATTCTTCATAAGTAAGAGAAGGATTCTTTGCACTAGCTTCTTTAAAAGCATTGAACAATTGCATCTCTCTTTGTGACATCTCGATTATACTAGTCTTTAGATTCTTAACTAACTTTAGTTGATTATCTAACAGAGTTTTACCTTCCGGACTATTTTCAATATTAGCTCTTACTAGATTAAGAACTTCTGCTTGAACCATAGATTGAAGATTATTATAGTTAGCTACATATTCTTCATTAGTAGCAAGCATATTTCTTTGCTCATTAGTAAGAGGTTCAATCTCTGCATCAATCAAGTCCCAAACACTTACTTTAGCAGTTTGTTGAGGACTAACTTGTTGTAAAGTTTGTTGTCCATTAGCAGCTTGTTGAATCTGTTTTTGTCTAGCTTCAATAAGTCGCTTCTGTTCTTCTAAATATTGGATTTGGTCGGTAAGACTTCCAGTATTTAACAAAGGGTCTGTTCCGCCCAGTATAACTTGATTAATAGGTAACATAACTTATTCTTTAGTTGATTAGTAATATTATGTAGCAGGAGTACTAGCCGTTTGAGTAAATCCACACGGTAGACAACCATTGGCATTTCTACCAACAAGACCTGTTGTAGTAGGCTCATTAGGTAGACAAGTAACACCATAGATAACATTACAAGTCTTTTTATCGACATAATTGATACCTGCGGTGAACGCTCTTTCGATTTCGCACTGGATAAGTTTATCCTGATAAGGACGGATAGCAGCACTAACAGCAACTTGCGTTTTAAGGTCGCTAATCTCTGCTTTAAGAGAATCGTAGTTATCACGGTTTCCCTTGTACAGCAAGAAGTCTGCATCAATTTGTGACTTATACAAACCGAACATTTCGCTGTCTATTACCTGACGATCTTGGAAGCGTTGGCTCTGTTGAGTTAAAGCCCACTGATACAAACCACCCTGCAAAGCAAGAGTATCTTCACAAGACTTACTCCATGCTTGGAAAGCAGTAGGAGCACCAGCACTTCCCATTCCTGCACCAACTACATTAATGTTTGTAGAACCGTCTCCCATAAGACCTGCACCAGTTCCGAGAACACCAGCAGAACGACGATTACCAAATAAAGCCCAAGCTCCAAGAGCAGTACCGATAATACCAAGCGTAAGACCTGCATTAGCTTTACCGTTAACATCACGGCGACCATAACCGTCCATCCCTGCACCATTATAACCTTCGGGAACGACTTTAACTTTTTCAATTACTTGCATAATAAATAAGGTTTAGATTAATAAATTAAGAATATCTTATAGCAGCTACTATACACTCATAACAAAGGATAATATAAGAAGTTCGACCATTAATCTATTTTAGCTATAAATAATAATTTTATTAAAAGTTAGGTATTGTATGAACAAAATAAAAGCCCTACTTGTTATAAGCAGGGCTTAGAGTTAAGCAATAAAAGTGATGTCACTCCTCTATGGGGGAATCTTCTATTACCTCATCTTCTTTAGGATTCCATTCAGGACTTGACAATAAAGTAGCAAGTGCTTCATTAGAATAAGTTTCATAAGGATATTCAATACTAATAATTTCCAATCCTTCTTCATCAGTAGTAACTGTTCTAGTTACTTTTTCAGGAAACACTTCTTTATAATGTTGGCACTTCATCAATACTTTGTCTTTACTAACATTACTACGAGGAACTAAATTAAGTTCATCAATCTTTGCTGACTTCTCTTCATCTATATCAGCAACAGGAAATACAATGTAATCAATCATAATCTTTAAATATTAAATATTAAACTTAATGTATACATAACTACTGCAATTATAGCAAGTATTATATAAACTACTTTAAGTAGTTTATAAGGCATTATTTTCATTTATTCATTTTTTATAAATATTGGGTTAGTTAAATCAATTATTTCGTCTTTCTCCATCAGGTTCTTTAGGAAGTTAATCTGCAATAATGGTATGGTTTTCGGATAGAGTATAGATTTATAAACTACCATAGACATACGTCCTCCGTTCCAATCTCCAAAATTAATTCCTTTTATATTAGGATTAGTACCAAATGTTGTTGCTACTCCATTAACACTAGTCTTAGTCATATATCCTATTAATGGTGGTTCAATAGCACCAGTTGAAGGAAGTAAAGCCTTACCAAAAGAATAATAACTATTTCTATTGGCTTCGTTTGAACTAGAATCTAAACAATATACAAAAGCATATCCACCACTAGTAACATGTTTTACATCTCCTTTTCTAGCTATTAAACCTCCACTTCCAGTAAATCCTTTAAGTAGAGATGCTTTAACTAAGAATGTGAAATCATCAACTATTGGAATATTAACATTCTCGCTATAATCTTCTACTCCATCGTATACAAGACCATTTTCATATTCAGGAAGAACCTCAATAGTTACATTTACATCTTCTATTATATCAGGTATATCGTTTGATTGTTTAGTAAAGTTAATTCCTATCCAAATATCAGAAGAAGTTAGACTCCCATCACTTGCAAACGATTTAGGCAATTCGTAAATACTATCAGAAGCAATAGTCATAGTAGTTTTAGCAGTAGCATTTGCTTCGGAGATATAACTATATTTTATAACAAACCTAGAGTAATCTATTCCAGTTACTTTAATCTTAAAAGATTCTATATCTTTATTATAACTAGTTAATACTCCATTTTGTTTTACATAACTAAATATAGCAGCTGTATTAAATGAAATCCTAGTTAAATTAATAACATTCTTATCATCTCCAACTACATTAACATAAGATGCTTTATCTTGATAAGTCCTATTAGTTCCACTAAGTATTATCGGATAGCCATTATATCCGCTCATACCTTCGTAAACATGATTATAATTAGTTAAATCATAATCACCTATGGCTACACCTCTTTGTTGAATAGTTGCCTTATCTGCATCGAGATTGGTTTTACCATAAGTATCCCAGTAATAAGGCGGTAATTCTACCTTAGCTTCAATACCTACATACTTATTCAGCTCTTTAATCTTATCGTCTGTTGAGATTTCATCGAAGAGCATGAAGTCGTACAATGCCATATTAGTAAAGTAAGCATTGTGTACTCTGTTTGAACCAATAACAGGAGAAAATTTATTTACCCCTGCACTTAACTCATTTGTAATAGTAATATTATGGGTAATAGCTCTCAATTCCGAAGCCTTAATATTACTATTCAAGATTCCATCAATGTATGTTTGTCCATTGTTTCTCCCTTGATAAGCCGGAATAGGATTGCCATCACTATCTTTCGAACCGTTATAGATAGCAAACTCATTATTATTATAACCTCTTTGGTCATATAGTAAAGCAGGATTAGAACTATCCCAATTAACTTTCATCAACACCTGTTTACCACCAGTAACAGTAGGAATAGTAACAAAGTCGTCTACACCATCAAGACAGTATGCACCTTCGTATTCACCGATTTGTTCTATCTTCAAATTAGACCAATCGTTGTCATATCCAGAAGATATATAGAATCCTGTTACTTTAGTTGTTGTTATTCCTTGAATGGTATTCACTCCATTAACTAAAGTTTGGCCTGAACCTTCAAATCTTAAATTACCATTAACAGGAATTCCTGAAATTTCAACCTTGAATGTAGGAATAACAGTTCCAGATGTAACATAAGCAATCCAACCATTAGCAGCAACTAAGTTGTTACTACTTGAAATTACACTATCAGTAGATGATACTCCTGATGCTTTAGTCCATTCGCTAAAGTTTTGTAAATATCCATTGGCTCCACTCGCTCCTGCATAAGCAGAATTGTTTATCTTACCATGATTACCGTGACCGGATATATCGGGAATGTAGCCCAATATCTTATAGCTAGAATTTGGAATACGTAGTAGTCTAGGAGATAGAATACATTTAGGTTCATTATCATCAATTGACCAAATAGGGCTATTTGTCCAAGCAAATATCATCTCTTTAGCAACAGTAATATATTGATTATTATCATATACATATACACCGTTGCACTCTAATTGACCCTTTAAAGTATAAGCTCCTTCTAATAGGTTTACAGATGAATTATACCTGATAGTATCTCCTACTTTTAGCTTATCTCCCCAAGTATAAGTATAAGTTCTATCTAGGTTTTCTAACTTAACGAAACTTGGATACGGCTGCACAATATCCTCGTATCTGATGTACTCGTCAATAGTGATGTTTACTTCTTGCGGAGAATCATAATTATATATTTGGTTAATATTAAAAGCCGTATCATCAACAGAACTTCTTCTATAACCAATATTTACTCCGTTAAATGTAAATACTGTAAGTTCATCAACATTATTTTTTAGATAAAAATTGGCTCTAAGATAAGCATCTTTAGGTATATAATCGCCTATATTAATTCTCTTTTGATAATTATTTAAATAAAAATCTAACCTAACATATTCTACATTACTTGTAATAACAGGTTCAAATTTTACGTAGTTTTCATCCTGTTCGATAGTCATAGTAATCTTCTGCGGAGATTTATTATCTATTGTGAAAGGAAAACCATATTTCATAGTAGAAGGATTATACGCAGAACTAGGAATATCAATAGTATTACCGTTGATAACAAATTTAGTTATCCTATCAGCAGCGTTATTCATAGTTATCACTACCCATATTTCACTGTTTTCAGGTATATAATCTCCTGCATTTAACAATGTAGAAGTACCTCTTATTGCAAATGATGGCTTATTCACTAATTCAACACTACTTTTAATAACAGGTCTGAACTCCACCATATCCGGATACAGCGTACCCAGCTTGTGTTTCTTTAGCTGACGTTCGATGAGGAACTCGGACATACTATAGGGGAAGGACATGAGAGAGTAGATGGCTCCGCAAAAATAACGACTATCTACTTCACGAACTTTTCCAAGAACCATAAAATCATTATCTTCTGCTGTACCAATACTTAAGGTTTTAGTATTATAATACTTACTTTGATAACGAATAATTCTTGTTATATCGTCGGATATATTACCATTAGCTTTTCCAAATGTATAACACGCTTTACCTCCGTCTGGGTTTTCTGAATTAAAAATAAAAGAACCATCTCCAAATTTAGAAGATTTAGAAAGAATAGATGCTCGACCTCTTGTAATTGGTTCTAAATAAAATCTTTCATAATCAGCAACCACCGTATAATCCTTGTAAATCGGCAGCCCTGTTACTTTACCGTAGTCAGTTATACCATCAAGTAATAATCCTCCTTTATGACTAGGAATAAATGTAACAGTTATTTCTCCTGCATATTTAAGATTAACATAAGATATAGCAGTAGTTGGTTCTATACCTTCAGGATATTCAAATTGGTCTAATCCACATATAATAACTTGAGTAGGAGTATTAGCTTGTACTGGATATTCTTTTCTTATACTATCTTTATTCCCTTCACTATTTATAAAACTTGTTGCATTGACCCAATAACAATCTTTGTCAGTAACTATAATTACTTGATATGAAGTATTATTTTTTATAATAGATTGTACTGTCCAATAATAACCTAAGGTATTGGACTTTATTTTATAACAAAACTCATTATAGATAGTAAGTTCTTGTCTAGCTTCATCAGGAATAATGCTGTAATCTTTAATAGTCTCAAAAGGTTTTGCAGCAATACCACTACCACCTTTCCAAGCTAGATTATTCATTTGAATATCTCTGCCATTACCACTATAATCAATAAGTTTATCATTAAACTCCGCATGATTATCATTAGTAATACCTTGTTTACTTATATTACATAATATATCAGGTTTAAGACTACGGTCAAGATTATAGTTACCAATGATAAGATTAATCTCATCTTCGGTAGCTTTACCTAATACAGCAAAAGTCCAATAATGAGCAACACTACTTGTTTCAAGTATATTACCATTATCATCTATATATCCTTGTACACTAAACTTTCCTTGTGATAAATCGCCTACTATATTTATAGAATAATCGTTTTTATCTCCTAATATAGTATTTACTACATGACTATTACCAGCACCGGAATTACTAATATCATAACATACATATCCATATATTCCAGTTTTACCAATATTAGAAACATAACTTCTTACATATTCATTAGTTTTAGGTCTAATATAATTAGTTAATGGAACAGAAGCAGAACCTCTCCAAGATATTTGATGAATCATACTAACAATAGTAAGTTCTTTAGTAACTCCCATTTCTTGAAGAGTCTTTTGACTAACAATCATATCATTTATACCATCAGTAACAAAAGCATCTTCAAAGTTTGGAATTTGAGTTATAGTTCCACTACGTTCTTCTGATGTAATACCAATAGAAAATCCACAATTTACAGGAGTTTCACCAGTATATTTAGTATTATAACTAATAGGAGTTACATATTCTTCTGATGTAATAACCTCATTAGTATATACTCCTTCCGAAGTTATATAATTATAAAATACTTTGCCTTCTCCTTTAAGTTTAATACGAACTTTAAAAGAAGGTATATCTTTTCCAATATTTGATTTATAATATAATAAATTCCAATTAACATTGGTAACAAAATCAAAAGATTCGGAATCAACAGAAGTTATCTTACTACTTTTAGTCCAAGTAGTAAAATCTTCGCTATATTCTCCGAATCCACTATTTAATTTATATGCAGCATTTAGAATCTCTAAATCTCCGCCAGCATTAGGAATCTTATTCTTAATAATATTCCTATCAGTATCAGTATTCTTCTTACCATAATTAGTCCAAACACCAATCATTCGAGCTTTAAGCTCTGGTGGAAAATAAGGCTTATCTCCACCAAGAGCATTGTTCTTAAAAGGAATACCGATACCTATACCAAGTCCAGTATTAGTACCCATATTGTAACGTATCAGCAACAGCGTTATTAACTTGTTTAACTAACTCAACATTCCAACCGGAATAAATAGTTGTAGTAATAGGTTCTTCCATACCTGCAAGAACTACTTCTACTTGTATTGGGTCTTCGGTTATATTCTTTAATAAGAAAGGTTCTTTACCACCCATTCCATTAGGAATAGAAAACTCTGCAACAGCATCAACTTTACCCATTATAGAAATCTGTAAACTATTAGCTGCATTAGCTCTGTTATAAATACGATTATCCATGATAATTACTTTTAAATGATTAATTAATTGGTCTTTGTAACATTCCCCCGTAAAGAGATGTGATTATTGTTAATACTCACTCCTTTATGGGGGACGCTACAAGAAACTAAATTTTGTTTAATTATACAATACTATTATCAACTTTTTGTTATACCATACCTGTATTCCATCCACTAGGAACATTATTACCATTAGTAAGATTAGTTTTACGCATAGCATAGAATACATTCGCTCTATTAACAGAGGATAGACTATTTAGCCAATTCCAAAATTCAGGAACACTACCAGTAGTAGAAGTTGCATTATAGAATACACCAGTAACATTAGTAAGCTGTTTATGTTTACTAGCATTAAACAATGTAGAGCCAATCTTCTTAGGACTTCTACCTGACCAATCTCCTTGACTTTGCCCACTAGCAAAAGCATAACTAATATTCCTTAGATTAACATTCTTAGCGAATATGTTATCATCTATTTGTTGTGCTTGACTAGCAGTTGATTCAAATTGTACTGCTAAGAACAAACAAGATATATCCTGTAAGTTAATACAGTCAATTACAAATTCAACAGGCACAATAACATTAGCAGGAATTACACAGAAATAGAACATATAAGATATATTAGTTAATTTAGTTAATCCTGCGAACATTTCCTTAGAGAACATTTCACCAATATCTCTTGTGGAATTATTCCATTTATATGGAAGAATTAAAGGACAACGATAGAATGTCATTGATAAATTAGTAACATTACTAACCGGTTTAAATAAGTTAGTTGGAATACGACCACGAATACCATAATTAAAGTAATCGTATGTTGGGTCTCCATTAGGTCTACCGCTACCATTAAATACACCATTAATAACCATGTTAGTTCCATTAGTACAATAATAGAATAAGTCAGGCGAACATAAGTAATTTAATACTTTTCTATTAGCATGAACAGAACTAGGTGGAGCAATTGAAGCAGCAGCATCTTTAAACACATCAGGTATAGTAGGAGAACAATTTATTGTTCCATTTGAAACAGCTGTATAAAGACTACTATTTAATATAATATCTTCAAGTCCACTAAGTCCATCGTAGGCATATTCATTCCAAGCATATTCATATTTATCATAGTCTTTATTTATGATTACTCTGTGAATATCTCTATTATAGTTAATCATTGTCTGTTCTTCATCAAGATATTCTCTAGGGTCATAATTAGGATTAAGAATATACTTAACTGGATTATACTTTTCATTAGGTACTATAATATCTCCATAATTACTTGAAGTAAGATTACCATAATTCATAGTATAAGCCTGTGCTTCCGTACTTTGGAATCTCTCTAAACAATAAGACATATTAACTATTGTCTTTCTAGGAAGAGTTCTCTGTTTATTATAAGTGATTTCAGTAGGCATTGGTGCTTGTTCATCAGGAATCCATTCTCCATGTTCATCAATACCGTAATTCTCATTTATATTATTAGTAGAAGCATCGGTTTCATTCCAGCCTTTCCAACTATAATTATTAGTAGCTTCCATATAGAATAGTCCATAAGGAACAGAACCTTTCTTAACGTAAGTATTCCCTGTTTCAGAGAAACATCTATAAGCATTAACTATCTTACAATTAGAGAAACCTTTACCGGTAAGACTATACTTACAATTCTTCATATCAAAGTATAAGTTTGCTATGTTAGTAAGATTGTAATTAGTCTTAAATGAATCAAGAGGAAGTTCAACAACAGTATTTGTAGGAAGAACAAGATTAGCAAAGAATCCCGGTATTTCAACAATAGCACTGCAACCAGTAAATACATCATAAGGAAATGTTTCTTCTCCTTCTTTAATAAATTGTTTAGTGAATCCTTGAAAACTTCCTAAAGTACTTTCATTAATAGCTTGTTGTCCAGTTATATATTTTAATGAGTTCTTCAATCTACTAAACATTGAGTTGTGGATTGGGAAAGTAACATTAGAACCTGAACCTAAACTAAATGAATTATAGATACCATATAAAGCTGTCGGAAATCTTACTTGTGTCTTATTCTTAACAGTACCACCAAATACATTATATAAAGAACCAGTAGAATCAACAAGTCCTTTAAATGAATCTTGGATATATTTAAGTTTAGTATTCTTATAGAATAAAGGACAATACTTTACTTCATCTTCTACATCTTCATCTGTTACTTGATTAAAATCTATATTAGAACCATTAAACATAGTGTTTAAATATTCTAAGTCAGGAAGATTAGCAAGAAGTGTTCCGCAATCAGCATTAACAAGATGGTCGTTGATAGTACTATCCCTAGGACAATCATTAATATTATCTACGAACTTAACAGTTCCAGTACTAAAAATACTTAATCTTTTAAGTTTAGAAGGAACATTTCCTTTAAACTTAGCTAAGAAAGCAGGACTTGTATATCTAGTACCACCAAAATAAAATATAGAATCCATAGCTTGTAAACTAACAAGAGGGCTAAATAATCCATTATGTTCAGTAGAACCAAAATCATAAGTACTAGTTAATATTTTAAAGTCTTGTTTTTGTAATCCCCAAAATAGAGAGTTCATTGTAACTACTTTAGTACAATGATTAAACATATTTCTTCTAGGACTATCTAGTAAATCCCATTTAACATTCTTAGCACTAGCAAAACAACTATCAAGAGTAGTTACATCATCACATTTATATAAGAAATAATAAACATCATATATACTACAATTAGTACCATTGAACATAGAAGTACAATTAGTAGTACCAATAGTAAAATTAGTTCCTAAATCAGTATTATTATCCCAAGCAGCCTTCCCTTCTTCTGTACTAGTATCTGAACCAAACCATTCTCCCATATAATCAGGAGTAATGCCTTCTACTTTTTCTTTAGGCTCATGAATATAGAAATTACCACATTGAGCAAATATAGAAGTACCATTAAGTTTAATATGTCCAAATACTCTTTTAAGATTAGAGCAACCAACAAAGAAACTACCACCTACATTGAAAGGAGTATTTCTATTATTATCAAACTTAAAGTAATGTACACCTTTAGCATTTTGAACCGATAAACTAGTAAGATTAAGTTTACTAATATCGAATATCTTATTTTCTTTATAGGTAGGAACAGCAGCATTACCATATTGGATTGCTGATACCTGACTATTAGAAATATTAAGTGTTCTAAGATTAGGTAAACTTGAAGCTACTTGAATATCATTAGGTGTATTAGTACTAGATATATTTAATTCTTTAATATTAGGAACACCTACTATATAAACAGTCAATGATTCATTAGTACATTGAGATACATTAATGATTTCAACATTATTACAATTGGATACATTAAATGTAGTTAAGTTAACGTTGTTAGTACAAATTATAGACTTTAAGTTAGGACACGAAGTAATTCTTATAGTATGTAAGTCTCCTAGATTACTAAGGTTTAATTCAGTAATCTTATCACAAGAATCAATAGTAACAGTTTTTAACCGTTTACAACCAGAGAAATCTAATCTATCCAAGAACGGTTGATTAACTAAACTAATACCTTCAACAGCTGAATTAGTAATATTCAGTAATGCAAGAGAAGTATTAGGCAAAGATATAGAAGTTACAATAGAACTAGATATATTCAAATCTTTCAACTTGGTATACTTTTCTATATTAACCGTAAACGTACCTTGTCCAATATTACCACTCCAAAACTTAGTATTACTTAAATCAATATGTCTTACGTCAGAATAACCTTCGTCATTAACGAATACTGTTTCAAATGGAATAGGAGAATCACTAAGAGTATCAACAGAAGATAGGTCTAACTTAGAGAAACTAGGAAGTTTCATAGTAGACATGAATCGTTGAAATCTAATTCCTCCCAATCCTTCAATATCATTAATTTGCGGAGTATTATTAATAGTAATCTGTGTATTGAAAGAACTGATAGGAGATAATCTAATTTCAGTAGGTTTACCTTCTTCTAAGAAATATCTGGTATCAGTAGTATTACCAATATTAACTACAAATATTGCAGGACAATTAGATGTAATAATAAGTTTAGGATTAGTAGCTTCTGCACCACCTGCGGAGAATGTACCTTTATTATTATAAGGTTGAATATTAGCAGCATTGCTATATTTAAATACTCCATCAAAGAACCAAACTCTCTTCTTCATCCAGTCTCTAACATACTCAATACGAGTACCATGTAGAAACTCAATATTAGCATAAGAAGGTTGTCCACCTGATTCACCAACGTAAGCAGTAAGATATTTAACATTATAATCATAATTAAATAAAAGTTCTCCACAATCTTTAGTTTGAGCAGCAAAATAATTATCTATATAATCATTAATATCTTTACAAATAGTAGCATTATTTCTCCATAAGTCCCAAAGAGTTTCAAGAGAACTATCGAATACTCCAGTATTGGCAAAAATAGTATCTTTTAATACATCCCACATACGAGAACTATAAGTATCATATCCACCATCGGCAGCGTTTTTAGTAATAACTAATGAGTTAACATCATTCTTATCATTATTACTAAATGTATCTAACCAAGCAGTTTTAGCAACAGATTCAAGAGCTACGTTATCAAGACCATTAGCAGTATCCATATCATAGAATCTAATAAACCACTTATTAGTCCCACCAACATTATAACAAACTAAAGTTAAGTTCTTACCTAATGAATCTACAAGTCCATACTTTACACACGTCAATAAATAAGAGTAAGCGTTCTTAATCGAGAACTTAGTATCTAGTTCAGCAGCAAGTGTAGACCAACTAGACTGTGCAGGATATTCACCAGCAGTTTCTTCATAACCGCCGGAAGTCTCATTCCAAATGTATTTCTTAACTGTTGATGAAGTCATTTGAGCAAAGATAGAGAATAACTCTTGTAATGCTCTCCAAACATTATCGTCAGTAACAGGTGCACTAGGTTCTAGCCAATTACCACCATTATATTTAAATTCACCTACATGCTTGATAATAGATAAATCATCTTGCATAAACAATGCTAATGGTAATGTCTTTTCTCCATCTACAATTACATTCGCATTTTCTCCAAACTCATAAGAATAAACTTTTCTTTGGTCTATGTTTCCGAATAGTTCATCTTGTGCATAAGTATGATAAGAAGTAACAAAAGCAGGAAGTTTATTATCAACATACTCACCTGCTGTATTCTTTATCTTAGTAGTAAAGTCTTTCATAAATCGGAATCCCATATTATAATAAGCTCCACGACCTAAGTTAAAACTATATATACCAAGCATAGTTTGAGTTTCTTCTCCATCAAACTGAATAAGAAGTATTATAGGAAAACCTTCAAGAGTTTGTTTAATAGTGACCTTATCTTTTACAGTTCTATCACGAGTATCTACTGGACGATGGGATTCAAGTTGTTCCATAGGCGGAGTTTTCTCGAATAAGAAATCCGAGTTATCATTAATCCATTTACCAATAGAAGCATTGTTAGCATGAGCACTATCTACAACATCAGCTTTAAGAGTGAACTGTCTTTCGGGAAACCAAGTCTCTTTAGGTTGGAATAACTCATAATCAAGATTACTTCCGTCATCAGCTTTCAGCATCTTATCAAATCTTATTTCTAAGTTCTTAATAAGGTTATTCATAGTAGACGTACCTTGTTTAGAGACAGCAACATCAGTAGTATATTCAGAACTTGATTTACCAGAAGTTGGACTAAAGTAACTCATAGTACAACCAGTATACCAGTTATTATTCTGTCCACCTATTTCCTCAAATACAGCACGAGTAAAACCAGTATTAGCACAGTTAATCAACATAATATCTACTGGAAGTACTTTAGTAGTATCAGAAATAAGACTATTAAAGTTAACATTAGCATAAGTCTGATTAATATCGTCCCAAAGTGTTGAATTTGGTTCAGAATCAGAAGTAGAGAAGAAGTTTCTTAACTTCATTCTATTGTATTCTGTAAAATCTATACTACCGTCAGCTAGTAGAGTTGCTCTAGCTTTTGAGTTCATTGCATTGATAACAATCTGTTTATCATTCGCAGGAACACGGAACAACTTAATATCATAGAAGTTAACATCAGCAAAATTCTGAATTTGTCCAGCATTACTAATATCACAACCTAGATATATCTTTGAACTAGTTCTCCAAGTAAAGTCATTCTTTATTTCACGAGCTGTATTAAGAATACCATTAATAAAGATAGCAACAACCATCTTTCCTGGATTCTTATTAACTATAAAATCAACAGTATTAATAACATCTTGTTGTATCTTACAACTCATAGTCTCTTTAATATTACCGTCAGTATAAGACCAAGTAATATCTTCAAGACCTATTTTAATACCTTCCGAGAATTGCTCATCTGTATTGTAATCCCCTATAAAGAAGACTGTTCTATTTGAGAAAGGATGTCTATCTGACTTGAATGTACATGATATACCGAAACCTTGTCTCGACCAGTTATTAAGAGTTGTTATATCATCTTTAAATGGTTGTACATCAATAACACCATAGGCTTCTCCTGATATACGTAACATAGATCGTCCGTTCTTTGTTAAGAAGCCTGAAAGAACACCATTAGTATTATATACATTTAGTTCAGTTGTAGCACCACTAGGTTCAATAGCACCAGGAACTGTGAATGAAGGTTCATTACTTGTCCAAACTTTAGTAGTAGATACTTGTGGAAAACTTTCTTGGCGAATATGCCAACTAGCATATCTACTGTTATTAGGATTTTGGTCAGCAATAAGTGCTTGAGAACTAGATACAACTTCACAAGCTAAAACAGTATCGGTAATAGGGTCGCCCTTTTCAGACCAACAACGAAGAGTTATATTCCAATTACCTAATACTTCTCCTTCAGTTGGAATAGCATAACTAAATACTTGTTGTTTGCCACGTTGAACATATTGGTTATCATTATAATTTCCTTCATCAAAGTAACCTATATCTTTAACAATACTATTATGTTCTATTCTAACAGCATAATAGATAAGACTTACTCCTGCAAGATACGGAGTGAACGCAAATGATATATTACCACTTTGAGAGAACTTAGTTCTTTCAACTCCTGAATCTACTTCTGCCTTACTAGTAATGCCTTCTACAAGTACTACTAGATTTACACCATCTTCAACTACTACACGATTAGTTACTTTATCTGATTGAACAGTCTGTCCATTCATTGAAGTAAACGCTTGTGCCTGTATAGTATAAGAATTACCAGCAATAATACTTCCTAAATCCCATAAGTTAACATTAACTTGTCTAGGAGCAGTAGAAGTAGTTTTACCTAATTCAATAGTTTTACTAGTACCATTAGTTACATTAGTAACTACAAGATTAACATCTGAACCAATAATCTTACTAGTAATACTATAAGTAAAAAAGTAATCAATACCAACAGTTGCAGTATTTCCTGATACAGAACTAGCGAGTTTAATACTTGCTTCTACTATATTTAATAAATATGATTCAGCAGAGAACCCGTCTGTATCACTAGCTGTAATTACAACAGAGTGATTACTATTAGAAGAGAATCTATCTAACTGCGGAATATTAAGAGTTCCAGGATTATTAGTCCAACCTTCTTTTCCTTCGATAATATTATTACCATCAAGAGTAACAGTAATAAAATATCTCTTATTATTCTTACTAGAAGTAATAAGATACTCTAACTTAATATTAGTAGTAACAGTAGAATAAAGATAATTAATATTACCTTCTTTTACTATATTACCATTAGTAAGAGTAACCTTATCACCAGTAGTTCCACCACCGCCACCGCTTCCGCCACCACCGTGTTCGGCAAGCCAAGCAATATATCCACCTTGCTTCTTTAGTTCTTGTTCATGACGAACAAGAACGTCATTAAGACTTTCGCCAGTTACTCCTTCTTCTGCTACTTCAGGGTTGATAAGACGAGGGTCTTCAACAATAATACCAGTAGCTTTTCCAGAAGAACTTATATCCCAATTACCAGTTTTAGGATTATACCTTTTAATATTATCTGCCATAATTAACCAATATTATAAGTTGGAAATTTCACATTAATTATATCATTACCATTATTAGTTTCTCCATTACCGCCAACAACTCCATAAGTTGGATTCAACCCTTGAAGATTAACATTGTACTTACCGGAGTTATTAAATATATTAGATAACTTCTTAACAGTAACTTGTAAATTAGGGTAATAATGTAAATCATCTACCTTACCTGGCTTTAAGAAATACTTAATATAGAAAGGATAACGTTGACCTGCATTAACTTTAGCCGTAACATCGTCTCTACTATTAATAGTAATACTAGCTGGAAAGAAATACCTTAACCACGGAATATTAGGACTAGGTAGTTCTTTATTACTAGTATGTTTATATCCCGTAGCTTGACACATTAAATATATAGGAGCTGTAATTTCCTCAACTAGTTGAAACGTACATAAATGTTTAAGCATATCAAAGTTCGCATTATTCTCCCAAGATTTAGGGAAAGATTGCCCTTGTAAAGCTCCTTCGGCTGTTTCGGTATATAATTCATCCGAATTAAAATCTTTCTTTAGAACGTCCGCAGTGACCTGTATGATAGGCTTCATAGAGCTGTTTTCGTTCTCTAAAATGGGATAGCTGCAACTGTACGTATGTTTGTGTCCACCAAGACATAAACGGTAATTATGCGTCTGTAAGAACTTTGAGAACCAATAGGCATTAGCTTTAGTGGTATTAAAGTTCAAACGACTACCACTACGTTCTACGCTAGTATCTTCTTTACCGTCCCAATAGAATGAATTAATAAGATTTTGAGTAATAATAGTAAAAGGCATTTCATGACAATAAGCTATCTTAGCTTTAGCATTAATAGCTTTTGCATCATCTCTTTCACACCATTGTCTTATTAAGTCATACATTACTCCGGTAGTAGAAAGTCCATAAACACTTCGTTCAGTATTAGAACTTATCTCACTATTAACACATAAGAAATGAGTGTGACCAACATCGAATGAGTATAATGATTCAACAAATATTTCCTTTCCTTCAACAGTAAATACAGGAGGATTTTCTTCATCCATTTCATAACAATAGAAGAAACGAATATTAGTAGCATTGATTTTAGAATCATCTCCACCGTCACCAAGAACATAGACATTAGCAGGAGTAAGGTCATTGTTACCAACAGTAACCATTTCTGCAATATCATATAAAGATGCTCTACCAGCTTCATAATCTAACCATTCATTAATACGATTACCATTCTGTGTCATATCACCAGTATTAATCATAAAGTAGCACACAGATATGTTACTAGTTTCATATCTATTAAAGTCCTTCTTTATTTGGTCGGCAGCTATTCTCCATACATTATATTCATCCCAATTAAAGCCTTGTTGGTCGGAAGTCTGAACAAAGTTAAGAACATCATTCACCATATTTTCACTCATAACTACAAACCTACGAATATCGCTCTTATAAGTTTCATCTCTACCTACATAATATTCGTAATAAATATTCTTATCCCTTGTATGAGTATCATATTGTTCTCCTAAATGAGTAAGTATTACTTTATGAGTAGTAAAAGGAGTACCATCAGTAGTTATTGCACGAATACGATTATAGTATTTACGAACACCAGTCTCATTTTTAAATGATTCTACTTTAGTCCAATTAGTATAACTACCATCACTTCGATATGCACGATACCATAAATACTCGTCATAATAACCTACTGATACCCAGTTGAAACATCTACTAGCATCATCATTAGGTTCGTTAGATTCGTTAAGAGTATAACAAGCCTTTCTACCTAAAGTCATAGTAACCTTATTAGGTTTAGTATGGTCTAGTAAAGTCTTATTAAAGAATATATTCTTATTCTCAAAACTAGCACGCGGAGTATAAGAATCTATTCTAGGTATTATGTTTTCTTCGAGATTAACAAAGTACATATCATTAGCGTTATTTCTAGCACTAAGAGCTTTAGTAGCTTGCTTAACATTGTCCATAGTATAGTACTTAGTAAATAAATACTTACTAGTAAGATAACCATAAGCAGTATTTTCAGCAGCATCAACTTTATCAGCATCACCAGCATTTAAGATTTGAAGTCCAACTAAATCAATATAACCTTTAGATACCCTTATGGGGGAAGTCGTGTTATTATAAGGATTCGCAACAGAACTAGGTGATGTTCCCCAAGTTAAAAAGAACTTAGCTTTCTTATTATCAAACTTAATAAGATTACCATCACTAGCATACCATTCCATATCATAAGTCTCAACTTTAATACGAGTAGTATTAACATTCATTACTGAACATTGAGCACCTCTAATTAAGAATGTCGAACCTGCTTTGATATTCCCCCATAAAGGGAGTACTTCCCAATTTCCACCTTCTGTACCATACTGTAATGATAGTCCATTAAGAGACACATCTTTACCTGTAAGATTACTAAGTTCAACGAAGTTATGAGAGCATGGATTATAACTATATTCGTCACTAGTAATACCGCCACAATATAATGAGTTAATATATAACTTTTGTAGATATAATGTAGTTACATAAACCCAACCAGTATTAGGGTCTTCTTGTCCACCAGTAGGTTCGGCTTGAGCTGTATCTAGTTCTTTCTTATATACTACTAATTGTCCATTGTTATTTACCTTAACTCGATATATTTGTCCATTCGGTGCAACAAATCCAATAGTATCTAATTTGTCTAAAGCATCATAATCTATACTACCTCCACCTCCTGAACTACTACCAGTAAGATTAACAGGTTCTCCATTAATCTTGGTATATAGACGTTTTACATCGGTAGCAATAAGAAGTTCATAATCTACGAAGTTATTAAAATTATCTTGAATTTCTTTAAGTGTTCCATAATGACCACGAACAGCTTTAGTATTAGGTTCATATTGGTCTGTTTCAGGTTCGAGATTTTCACCAACAGCTGCAACACGAATAGCTAACTGTCCAGTATTTGGGTCAATAGGTTCGTATTCCTTTAGAATCGACTTTGTAAATGTATTACTAACATGACCGGGATTTATAATTAAGTCTCTCTGATGTACAATAGTATCAAGGTAGTTTTGTATAACTTGAATAGCTTGAATTATTGGAGCTAATTTCTCATCCTCTTCAAGAGCTGTTCCAAGACCAGAAGTATCTACCCAAAGAGAATTAATATTAGCTGGCGGAGTATCTTGAATATAAACTGTTTGTACAGGTGTGTCTCCACCACTAGCTTGTTTAATAACTAAATGTTCGTTATCAATACCACCATTAAACCAATATTCATTAATACTATTATTCTGTTTAACGCCAATAGTAAGTCCAATACTACGTAATTCAGGAGTAAGAGTTTCAAGAGCTTCTTTAATACTACTATAAGGTCCGTACTTAGCATCAATATCAGGTAGAGGATTATAGTTATCATCTACGCTGTTATTAATAATAGGTTGACCTATACTTATTCCTTTTCTCATATTACTTGTTTTTACAGGTTATACGAATAGCATCATCAAATACAGAAGGAGAATATAAGAAGAATACTTTATAATGTATATCATCAACAGTACCACCAGGATTATTAGTCTTATAAGCACCGTCTGAACCGTCCCAAAGAGTAGTAACAAGAGTAGTACCATATTCAGCTTTAATAAGCGTCATAAGTGTATCAGGTATAAGAAGATAATGAATCTTCTTTTCTTGATGAATAGTAAATGTATTATTCTTATCTCCTGTAATAGTTCTAGGAGTATTACCTTCTAATGCCATAATATCACTAACAGACATATTTTGAAATGTCTGCGGTGCAATATCTGTATGTCCGTAATACATAACGTTCATTTTAGGAACAGACTTACATTCTACAATAAAGTCATTAGAATAATATGTTTCACCGTCTTCTCCTTCTACACTAGCTCTAAATATATAAACTTGTCCTACTTGAGCGTTAAGCGTTAGTTCATTAAACTTAGCCGGACTATCAATAGATAATCCCGAAGCTATAATATTCTCTCTTTCGTTAATAACTTGATATATAGTAAGAGTATCTTTAACTACATATTCTTTATTAGCGATAACAAACGTAGCTTCATTATATTTTATCTGTTGAGCACCAGTAATTGACATAGGAATATTAAGTTCAAATGTCATAAATACAGGCTTCTCATCAGTAGTATATTCATCACAACCGAATTGTAGAGAACTATTAATGTAATTAATAAGTAAATCTGCTTGTTTCCAATACCCTAGAGTATAAGCTGCACAAGCAGATTGAAACATATTCCAACAGTTAATTACTTGACGATTGATACCTTTACAAGTAGAAGTACAATCTTTAATCATATCTACTCCTAAGTCACTTAACTTAATAAGTAGTTTTTTATAAACACAATTATACTTACTTGGAACATCAAGATAAGTATACATTCCATTTTCGTTCTTTCTCATTGCATTATTATTAATTCGTTATACATTGCAATTAGATTTTGTTGTTGTTCTTCACTAAGTTTAGATTCTACATTAGACATATTACTAAGAACAATCATAGCATTATATCTACATATATCTTCGTCAGTAAGAATGAATCCAATGTCGGAGAGGTGTACAACTTGTACACCTCTATCAACCAATTTGCTTTTTACATTATCGAAGTTTATGTCCATTACTTTAATGTATTATTTGTTATATAAGTTATATAAGACTGAAACTTCAAGTTTATTTTATTATTAAAACTAGATATTTTATCTTCTTTACTAAGATTGTCATTAAACACTATCTCTATTATAGACTTCTCCACTGACGGCATCCAATCTTTTTTCATATTATCGCTAGCTTTTACTCCATTAATCTTATATAAAGCTAAGCTAGAGAATACACTGTAAAACTCTGCATTAACTATATTATGGATATTAGCAAGTATATTATCTTTATTAGTATGGATGTGGTTATTAATAACAGTATTAGTAACGAACATTGTCAATCTCATTGCCGAAGCGAGCATAGAATCTTCTATTGCAGTCTTACATTTGTCCTTATCTTTATCTATGATATTCTTTGTAATATCAGTAATAAACGTTGAGACTTGTAGTAATGACTTAGATACTTCATCAAGAGTATTGCTAATAGAACTAACAAACTTTTCGCTTTCAGTCTTTTTCTTATTATCCAACCACTTATATAGTAGTAAGAAAATAGAAATAGTTATCAAGGAACTCAAGCCTTGATTAAGAGCAGATTCGATAATTTCCTTCATCCCTATTTATGATTAAAGGGATTACTACTAATTTTAACATTAATAGCAACCCCTTTATTAAACTATTACGAGTTATATTTACAATATCTTCTTTAAGCTCCTGCTGCTGCCGGAGTATTAACAGATGCAAATATTGTTTCAAGAGTAGCTATTTGAGCAGCTCCTGTCGGAATAGCAAGATGAATAATAGTCTTAACATTTTCGGTACTACCACTACGAAGGTCACGATGTGGATAGAAAGTTAGTGTAAACACTGTCCAACCACCAGCATTAGAGAACTCCGGCAAAGTATATAACTTACGAGCATCATTGCTAGTAGAATTAATACCTTCACCACCAATACAACGAATCTGTAATTCTTTAAGAGCAGCATCATCATTAATTGGTTTCACAGCTTTTGTAGTAGTTACTTCTGCTCCAAATAATGAATCTCCTGCAATCAGATTCCATGCTTCATAATCAGTACCAGTTACGGTAATTTTAGCAGCAGCAACACTAGCAGTAAATCCTTCATTCTTACCAAGAGAATTAAGTTGAGTACTTAACTTCTTAGCAATAATAGCAGCAGTATCACCTTCACGAGCACGCTCACTAGCCGACCACTTATAACGTTCATTAAGAACAGTATGAGCTTTAGCCATAGTTAACGTATAATCCTTTCCTTCTACGGGGGTAGGAACAGTAATTTCCGCACTAAATTTAGTTCCGGCAGCATAGACACTCTTAACATAAGAGAAACGTCTAGTATCAATATCAGATACAATATTGGTATACTTGCTCTTATTAGCAAATGCTCCACCACCAACAAACAAGGTAAACATCGGAATGTTCTTAGTAAGAGCTTTCGAGATGATTGCACCTTCATTGTCGTAAAGAGCAACAGCACCCTCTGTAATACCTGCTGCATTAACAGCAGCTAGAGTAGCGGGAGTGGTAGCTAATGCAACATTACCTGCAAACAACAGTCTTTCCATTTTATTCTAATTTAGATAATTCGTTTGAAACTTTCTCATAACTATTATTATTAGAGATAGCATTAAAGGTATTAACAGCTCTCTTAATAACTTCGTGCATAGCAACATCTGATAGTTCATTCGTAGTATCGGTTGCAATACTAATTAGAGTAGGATACTTAATATAATTAACTAAGAACTTCTCTATCTCGAATGTTGCTATTACTTCAATATTAGATTCAGTCTTATAACATATAGGACTTATAACAATAGACTTTGAATGATAATCGTTCATCGTCTCACTCACTAAGTCTAAGTCTATCAATCTACAACGATAAGACTTATCCCCCTTAAAGGAGTAGACAGATGTATAGAACATGGGTGTTGGATAGTCGTTTAACTCTATCTTATAACCAGTACCAAACATTATATCTCCTTGTTCAGCTTCAATCTTAATACTAGTATGAAGAGGACTAAGTTCTGTTAATCTTATAACGTTATCAGAGATACCATCGAGTTCACGATTACCTTTACGAGAGAAAACATCTTTCACATATTCGATAGTCTCTAAATTGATTATTTCGTCTACCTGTTCGGGAAGTATTGCTCGCACAGTTTTCATGCCCATTTGTTGAGCTAGAAGCATGAACTCGTTATGTATCTCTGCTACTTTCATAATAAATAGTTATTATAATTTTAGTTTAGTTTCAAGTGCTCTTTTATAATCAGCATTTTCGGGGTTACTGAAATAAGCCAATGCTTCTTTCATGTTAGCTCCGATAAATCCACCTTCGGGAGTAAGAACAGTTTGATTAACATCAGAACGAACTAGCTCACCTTTGGCGATAGCTTCTTCAATGAACGCTTGAAGCTCAATTTGTGAATTGTTAAACAGCTTGTTGAATTTCTCCGGCTCTTTAATTGCAAAGTCGTCAAGCATCTTTTCTTGAATAGTTCTATTAAGTAACAAGTTAGATAATACATCTTGTTTGTTACTAGCAGAGTAACATACGAAAATAGCTTTGAACTTAGCATCATTATCAATAGCGTCAAGATAATTACGTCTTGCCTTGTTAGCTTGAATACGAGTACGTTTAAGACGATTACTTTCTCGTTGTTCATCTTTAATATAGAATTTAACACGAGGGTCGAAGCTAATAATAGCTACGTCTTTAGCTACAATCGGATAAAGTAAACAATGACGATATGCTAGATAATCATCTACTTTAATAGGATGTCCGTATTGATAACGAGTTGCTTCAAGAGCATTAATCTTAGTTACATATTTAGCAATAGCATCTTTCAACTGTTTAGGATTAGACTTTTCAGCATTATCATATTCTTCGATAATCTCTGTTTCATCTATCTTATAGTTCAGATAATCTCTTTTCTTATTCCATTGGAAAGAACAATTAAGTTTCTTTCCTTCACCATCAACAGGAATAGATATGCTATTGAACCAACGTTGAACACGAGTAATATATTCCTGTGAATTAACAGAGCAACCAACAAGAGAAGGCATGTACGCTTCCATTTCTTTATAGTTGCTAGTTAAGATTCTAGCTGAATTAATACTACCACCAATGCTATCGTGACGGTCAACGATATATCTAGCATTAACTTGACGATAAACAGAATTAATAGTAATATCGGTAGCAAGAGCTATTGTAATATATCTTTCTTCTAAGAAGTCTCTATCTAAACCATCTTCTTTTTTAAGAAGTTGTTCATAGGTTTCTCTAGGAGTTTCCGGAGCTTTAGCCTGTGTAGTAGCACTAGGGCTATTAGTTGGATTATTTAGACTACTGCCGAATGTTCCGGCTTTTGGTGCTTGTCCTTCCATTATAATTTCAATTTTAATTGTTTAACTTATAGTACGCACTCCAACATGAACATCTTCTCTTGTCTATCTACTTGCAGACCACGAGACATTTTAACTTCATATTGAGACTTATCAATATCCGTAGATATAGAATTGCTAGGAACAGAACCCCAAGACGGTGGAATAGGAGTAAGACCTTTCAATACACCAACAAGGTAAGACTGACCTTTCATACGTACCATACGAACATTACGATTTCCGTTATATACAGAGTTGTCAATGAACATCAGTTTGTGAGATGTCATAGGCAAACCAGTACGAGGATGAATAAGTCCATTAGCTTTTGCTGTTTCAGCAATAGGAGATTTATCCAAGAAAGGAAGATGAATACAAGTAACAGTATGTCCGTCAATAGTCTTATATTTACGGAAGTATTTACCATAAGTAAGACCACCGCCTTCTTCACCAATCATTTTCTCTCCAAGTGGAGTAATAAATCCTTCGGACTTAACATCTTCACGGATAGCCATGTCGAAATCTTCGATACCGCCTTTACCTGCATACAGAGTAATCTCCATAGAACCAGTATCGGTATCTTTATCAACTACGTCACCAATAGTTCTTTTTAGCTTGCTAAGAGGCAAGTATTCACCATAAGTATCGTAGTTAGATTCTTCGAGGATTTCAAACATACCAGCAGTTTCAGGAATTGGTTGGTCGTTATCCCAATCCTTCATATCAATAGTACCATTAACAGTACGATTGTAACGAGATGTCCACAAGTCAATCTCATTAGAGATACGCATCTGAACATCGAACTGACGCATTTCTTCGTTAATCCAACGAGTGTCAGTACCACCACCTTTAGTCTTGAAAGCATAGCTAACAATAACATTACTAATGTTACCTGCAATTTCCTTGCTATAACGCTTGAATCCTAGCTGGGATTTCATAACACCAGGTCCCATTACATTAGTCTTGTTACCCTTAGAATAAGATTCAGGAATAGACGGAGCTAACATACACCAATACTTACCTTTTTCAAGATTAGCAGGGTCAACATAAGCACTTTTATCAGGATTCTTTAGCTGCAAAGAATACAGATGTCCACCATGACTACCAGCACCATGGTCTCGCATTACACGAACAGCAGTCTTACCATCAGGAGCAAGTAAACCGTACTGTTCGATAATAAGACCAGTAGCAAACTCAACCTTAATAGGTTTACCACCAATACCAGGAGTAGTATCACCAGTGTCAGACCAAACAATATAATCATTGAATCTCTGACGACCCATTGTCTTCCAAGTCCACTCAACAGTAGTAATATCACGAACACCAGCAGCACCTTGTCCTTCTGTAAGGAAAGTTAGCGGGAATCGGTCATCTTCCATACCATAAGTGTAAGTCAGGAAGTTGTTAATCTCTTCCGGTTTTTGAATCATTAAGGCAGCAAGAGATTGCTCATTAGAGTAACCTCTATCATCATATCTACCTCTTTCGACTTCTCTTAATCTGTACATATTTGTTTTAATTTAGTTAGTTCAAGACTAGTTGGTCATTATCAACTGTCTTAGAATTATTACCTTTACTATTGATAATAACAGTCCTTTTACCAGTAGTTTGTGCTGCGGTAGTTCTAATAGATAGAACTTTCTGCTTATTAACAGCCATACCGACAAGACTAGCATAATCGCCACCAGTAAACCTAAGAAATGCTTTAAGTAAATCATCCTGCATACGAGCATTAGAATCAACTTTAGCTTCGTCTAACATATAGGCTGTATTACCTTCATTGTCAACAGGAGTAGACACATACTTCAAGAAGTCTTTGCGACTAAGCATTACTTTCTTTCCGTCTTTGTTACACTGAATCTGTTCAGGAATACTATAACCTAATAGTTCGCCTTTACTAATAGTCTTTTCTACATTATCCCAATATGCTTTCTCTTCGGCAGCAGCAGCAGCTTCTTTAGCTTCTACTTGTGCTTTCTGTTCAGCAAGTCGAGATTCATAAATGCTATCAACAGCTTCTTTAGATTCAACAGCAGTATCATAAAGAATACCGGCGTTCTTACAATAGTCAATGAATTTATTTACATCTCCTTTTTTACCACTAAGTTTCCATTCTTCACGAATGAAAGTAGCTTGTTGTTCTTCGTTATCTTTACTAACAGTAATCTGACTTCTATCAGGAATTTCTACGAAGTCGTCAAGAGTACCGTTAAGTTTAAGATGATTAATAACTTGTTCTACTTGCGGATAAGTTTCAAACAGATTATTAAGAGCAGCAGTTTGAGCTTCTGCAATTCTATTCTGAATTACTGTATCAACATAAGCAGCAATACCTTCTGTATTATTATCGAATACAATAGGATTACCATTCTCATCTTTAAAGTCAGAACCGAAACGAGTTTGTAATTGTTCAAGAACACTTGGTTCAGAACCATTTTGAGATATAAGTTCAGCAAGTTCAGCAGCAGTACGAAATACAGTTCCATCGGCAGCAAGAGCATTACCGTTAGCATCAATAGTATAATCTACACCATCAACATTTATAGTATCACCTTCTGATAATACCACTTCTTCCCCCGTAGAGGAGTTTCCTTGCTGTCCTTCTCCTTGTCCCTGTTGTCCCTGTTGGTTTTCACCTCCATTATCAACAGTACCAGTATTAGCACCTTCGCCTTGTCCTTGTTGTCCTTCTTGTCCAGCACCTTGTTGTCCCTGTCCGGCAGGATTGCCGTTAGCACCAGAGCCAGTACCTTGACCTCCAGTATTAGCAGTATCGCCATTATCAATACTACCAGTACTTAAATCTAAATCATTATTACTACTAAAAGTTCTCATAATAAATATGTTTTGATTATTACTTTCACTCAAATGTAATCTAATAATATGAGAAAGCAAACTCTTACTAGTCTGAATACTCTTATTATTAGGTTTAGAATTGCTCGTATTCGTATTTAAGTATTACTAGAGTTAATCTTATCAGCAGAAACTTTGCGTTCGATACAGGGCAAAAGAATGAGCCATTTTAAGACCCGTCACGGCATTTTAATGCTTTCCTTTACAGTTCATCCATTCGATAGGGTAAATGCAACAGAGGCAAAGGAAATGCTATCTACGTCGATTCTATGGGTACGAAAAACCCTACGGAAAGTTCCGTAGGGCACGTCTGAATCATAGAGAATGGTATATAGCTAATTATAACTTAGTATTCACTTCTTAGTAGAACTAGATTTAGACTTAGGACTATCATATCTATTCTTATTCTCTTTAGCTATCTTTAGTTCATTATCTCTATCTAACGCAGAGTTAATCATATCTAAATCCTTAGCTCGTTTCTTTTCATTTAGTTCAGCTTGTTTCAATGATAGTTCGGCAGAATTATCTTGTGGAGCAGCTTGTGCAGGTTGATTAGCTAAAGCAGCCATAGCAGCTTCGGTGTCCATTCCTTTAGCAAGTAAATCATAATAACCTTTGATTTCTGCTAGTCTAGCGTCTTGTTCTCCTTTAGCAGCTATCTGTTCAAGAACAGCTTTATTCTTAGCTTCTTCTAATTGTTGGTCTAATTGTCTAAGTGATTCTTCATTCTTCTGACGAATCTCTTGATAACGATTAATAGCTAGTTTAAGACTAGATATATTACCGGAAGTAATAGCAGCAACAGCAGACATCAAATCTCCATTTTGACTAGCATTGAAAGCCCACTCTTTAAGTTGTTCAAACTTCTCTGTTTCTCTATCAGAGTTTTTAGCTTTGATTACATATTGTCCGAGAGTATGATTATTTACATTAAGAGAGACATATTGCTTTCTATCTGACTTATCATAGTAAGAAGTATCTAATCCGTCTATCCAAGCTAATTTGGAATTATTTAAATCTATTAGATATTCGTCCTCACGGAACTTATCGAACATATAGTTAATAATAACTGTACCCATTGAACCACGAATAATAGCTTCTTCTGTTGTACCTTTACCAGCGCTAGTTGCTATCTGTCCATAACGCTGTGGTGTCATATCTACCATTTCACGAGCACTAGCTTTAATAGATTCAATAAGATTAGATATTTCAGTAATATAACCAGATATATTAGCGTCAAGCATTTTAATAGATTGTGCTTTAGTACTATTAATATCTTCTGCATCATCATACGGGAATATACCTTCTGCCGCTATATTATAGATAGCTTCTTCTGCATCTTCTCCAAATAAAGATTTAGCTGCGACAAGAATAAACATCTTGTTCTTAGCTATCATCATCTCTCTATGATAAGAGAAGATATTGATTAATATTTGGAATGGAGTAAGTATTTCTACAATAGAGAATCTTCCCATTTGAGGAAGTACTTCTTGAAGTCCACAATACTGCAATCTAACATCATCATCTAATTGGAAAGGAATAGGTTTAGCACCACCTGGATATATACCAAAACGTTGACCTCCTATACGATAACCTTCGTAAACTTGTGGTTTATATACAGAAGTTATCTCAATATGTCCAAGTTCAGGATTAAATTCAAAATCATCAGGAACAATCATTTCATCAACTAATCCTACTTCATTAACATATTTCAATATCTTAACTTGTGTATAACCTCTCCAATTAACATGCCATACTTCTAGGAGTTCTCCGTTCTTTAATCTTAAATCATAACCATCAGAAGGAAATATCTCTCTATTATCATTCTCATAGCTCTTACACTTTTCAGGAAAATAATAACTATAAGCATTGAGACTAAGTGTACGAGTAGCACCGACTGTACTAGGATTATAATATTTAGTTATAAACTCTAGTTCTTCATCTGATAGTTCATCGGAGAACTGGTCTATTACTTGATTATAACTCATCAACATTCTACGAGCTACAATATCATACTTAGATACCATTTGTTCTCCATTAGGAACAGGAAACATATCAGTAGTTGGAACCCACTCTTTAACTAGCTTTTTACCACGAACAGTATGGAAACTATAAACTTCCCCTGTAACGATATAGTTAAAGTACTCAACTGGAATTATTGTCTCGTTATTAAGAACATCATCAATAACTTCTAATAGTTGTTGAGCTTGTTCACTTATTTCATCTATATAATTATCAATAAAGTTCTTTTCAAACTCTTCTGCATCAGCTGCTAATTGTTCAGGGTCAACCTCTTGTATTGGTTGTCCTTGAGCTTCTAGTTGAGCATTTTCAGCTTGTTGTTGCTGTATTCTCCTTTGAAGTTCTTGTTGAAATGCTAACATAGCTCGCTTAACTATATCTTCTCGAATAGCAGCATCACGAGCCATAATGATTTCAGGATTATTAGCACCAACAATAAATTCATGTTGAGATTTAACGTATTCTGATAAATAACGACGAACTACATCATTAATAATATCAAGATTTCTTAGAGTAGCAGGAAATCTTTTAAAGTTCTCCTTAGTAGCATTATAAGGATTAAGTGTTTTACGATAGAACTCGTCAGGCATTTCTCCATGAAGTATTTCAAGAAGTTGTTCCGTCTTAGTTCTATCATTACACGCTAGTCCGGCAGCAATACAATAATCTATTGTTCTACCAGCCCAGTATTCATCCTTTTCAGAATTAGGGACACGCTGTTTAGGCATGTCCCCAAGTCGAGCATTTAGCTTAGCATCAATCATAACAATTCGCTTAGTTTAATAAGTATATTAATGTACCAATTAATAGCACCCGTACTTATTACTATAACTAGCATTAATACGAATCCTATCATTCCGCCAAGCAATGTAGCTAAAATATCCAAGAAATCAAACTTACCGCCATACATTTTATCTTTAAATTCCATGCCTACGGCTAAGCCTACTACTAACATTATTCCTAGTAATCCACATGGGATTGCATAGAGGAAATGTTTTAACCTGTTGCTTTCTGTTAACCAACTCATAATTAATAACGTTTACGATTCCAAAAGTTTTCTTTCTCTGTTTGCACTCTCTGTCTATGTTCAAGCTGCTTTTTAGCAAACTTATCATTAGCAGCCCATTCAATACCACGAACAATCATTTCAGATACACGGTCAAAGTTACCAGTATTAGACCATTTCTTTAACTCTAGTATAGACTGATAATCATATATAGTATGAAGAACAAGCATATCACGACCATCCTCGAACTTCCCTATGGGGGAATACAACATTTCCTTTAACATCCGAAGACCATCGAGTTTAACTGTTTCACTACTAATATCATAACCAATAGTATTAATCTTCTTAGTATTAATATTAGTATCCCATAAATGAACTGGGTGATAACCTAAGTATCTAATAGCTTTCCACTTCTTAAAATTACTAACTGTTTCACCACGGTTAATCTCGACATTAGTTGTACCAAGACAATTATAAGTAACTGCAAAATAATAACAGATTCTATCTGCTTTCTCTAGTTCATCAGGACGACCATAATACACAGCACATAATCTAGGACGATAACCATTATATATACAAGGATTCATCCAAACTTTAATACTATTATGTGAATGTTTATTAGTAAGTTCTTTCTTATCCTTATCAATACCAACAGGGTCATAACTAATACTATATATTCCCGGAGGAGTACCTTTAGTTAGCTGACCTGTCTTTTTATCTATGTATTCTACTTTAATTGGATTAAACCATTTACGAATACAACCTTCGGGGTCTTCGTTAGAGTGACGAGGAACATTCTTAATATAATCAAAGTAATCCTTCTTAAATACACCACCAGTAGCAGCAATACGTTCATTAGGAATAAACTCGAAGTTATCCGAATCATATTCTACAAACTTACCATCTATATAGAAGTTATATTTATTAGACATCTTTAGTTCTTGCTCCCATTCATCTAATATCTCACTACTAAATATATTCTCACTTACAGAACTAAATGATTCACTAGGCATATTAGCATACTGCCCACAATAACTAATAAACTTAGCGAATGATTTACTCTTAGCTTTTTCAGCAGCACGTTCTTCTTCTGCTATTTGAAAACCAAGAGCTATATCAGAATTACCATCATCATCAAGAGAAGTAAGAGTAGCGATTTGATTATCATCGCCAATCTTATAACCTTCAAGTCCCCAACAATAAGGTTTAAAGTAACCACATACTTCTGGTCTACTATCTTTATCCCATACATTTTCAAATGCCATAAAGTTTCTACCTCTAGGGTCATAGAAGTTTTGCTCAAATGTTACCCAACCTGCATTAGCTTTACCAGCAGTACCCCAAGCATTAAGAAAACCAGTAGTAACAGAACCAGTCTTTAGAGTAGGTTCAGTTACATCCATGAAATCATCGAAGTTCTCAAACTCTGACATCTCCTCACACTTGATTTCTCCGGCATCTTTACCAACAGCAGCAGAAGGATTGTTCTTAGTAGATACAGATATACAAGCACTATTCCAACTATTATCGTCAATAATAGCTGTACTAGGGTCTTTATAACCTAATATAAAATCACTAGCATCAATCTTAGCTATACCTCTAGCAAAAGGAGTATTAGATTCATAGAAGATAATTTGCTTCTTCATAAAGTCGGATAAACCTCCTGATTGAACTAAGAACTTATTATCACTAGCTGCATGAATAACAGCACGATTAGGAGTAAGATTAATAAAGTTAGCAGAACCAATAGCTTCCATATAACTAAATCCACCACGTCTTGTCTTATCATTGATAAGAAACATACCATTTTCTCGACAGAACTGTTTGATTAAGAAGTACCACCACTGACAATCAATGAATCTAGGGAATCCTCTTATCTTACGACCAGTAACTTTACCTTCTTCTACTCGAAGTGTTTTAGTATCTAGTTTAAGAATACGTCCATAATTAATAAAATTATAATGTTCACCAGTAATATAGACATCTTCTATCTCACCAGTTCTAGTATCCATAAGACATGGAGCTTTAAAACCAACAAGTCTACGTAGAGTTTCCTGTTTACGAAAGTTTATATGAGGCATACTATCTACTGCAAACTTAGTATAAACTCCTTCTTTTTCATAAGTAATAGCAGCAGGACGTAGAAGGTCTGTATTAACAAAACGCTTATGTGGGTCAATATTCATTAAGAATCCTCCGCTTTCTCCTATTAAGAAATGGTCGAATGGGTCTTTATATCCACAGTCTCTTGCGTGCTTATATTTCTTTCCTTTATCTTCTTCATAGTAATACATGAAGAATGGATATTCCTCTAGCTTCATGGATTTACAAATTTATAACGATTCTTATATAGCGAATCTGTTTTAACTGCTAATCTTATATTTAAATCAAAACAACCAGTATTTCTATATGCGTCGTTATAAGATTTAAATGTAGTCTCTTTATTAGTAATAGTATCTATCATCTTAACAGGAATAGATAATTTCTCAATAGCTCTTTCAGTTCTAGTTCCATAATTTAAATTATATTCATGAGTACACCATTCAAGATTATCAATAGAATTATTAGTTCTACATTCATCTTTATGATTAATACAAGGATAATTATTAGGATTAGGAATAAATGCTTCTGCTATCAATCTATGAACAAACTTTTGAGAACTAATTCCATTCTTAGTCAACATTACTTTATAATACCCATTAACTAATGTTTTAGACATAAATATATCCTTCTTATATCTAATTCTATTATCAGATATAGATATTATATCACCATTTCTATTTATCTTATAAAGTCCTTCATAACCTTTAATATCTATGAAATCTTTATAATCATTTTCACTACCAAAAGTAAGAGATAATAAAGTATTTATTCTCATAGATTTATATTTTCCATTAACTCTTAAATCTACTATTTTATCTCCACTATTTTTTATCTTATAAGTTCGCATAATTCTAGGATTTTTAAACTTATAAGACATAACTATACCTTCTTTATTTATTTTATATCCTTCAAAATTAGGAATATCTACAAATTCTTTTTCCATAATTAGTTATTTTAATAGTATAGCAACAAGAATAGCTAGCACACTTGTACTAGCTATGAATCCATTACGTTGCTTCTTATACCTTTTAGACTTATTATATTCCTTATTAAGATTAACAATAGCTTGATTACCTACTATTGTTATCCTCTTTATTTCTTCACGTTGCTTAGATATAATAGAATCCTGCAAGTAGCTATCTCTAATTTTTAGTTCGTATAACTTCTTGTAGGATTCATATTGACTTTTATACTCTTCTGAAAGTATTAACTTTGCATTGGCTATTCTTAATACTTCTTTATCTAGGCGTCGCTTCGCTCCGCCATCCCCCGTAAAGAGATATGATTGCCGTAAGCTATCTACCTTCGTCTCCAACCTTTGGATTCTCAACTCCGATTGGTTTTGACACAAGATATATGAAGCGTTCGAGAATAGCAATACTATCAGTATCACTAATTGCTTTATCAAATTCTTTCTCATACTGATTAGTATTATTAAGAGTATTGAGAATAGAATCTATTACTAGTTGTAAACTATCTCTTTTTGTTTTTATTTCCTGATATATAGTATCAGGAACGATAAGCGGGACTTCTACATTTTCCTTATTAAAAACAAAATTGTTTAATACTCCAATTATAACAAACGGGATTACTACTATTAATAGTCCTATTCCAATACTCTTTAGTTTCATATTATTAAGTCTTTTTCTTCTAACAACGTATAAGTAAATACATCGCCCCACAAAGGAATTGCTAAGTTAACTATATTCATAAGTTCTCTAAAATCCATACTTCTAGCTAGAACTTGACAACCAGCAGACCAACCATCAACAACAATACTCGATTCACCTGCTTTATGAATATTAATACCAAACATTCCTTCTTCTATTGTTGATTCATCACAATCAAGATAAAAGTCTTTATTAGTATCACGGAATACTTTGACAGGTTTATGTTGAACAAGAGCAAGATACTGTCCCTTATGATAACCTTTCTTAAAACAACCACGATACTGACCAGGAACTAGAATTGCACAACCTTTAATATTAACAGGATTAGTAAGACTTTTATAACCAGGGTCAGTAGTACAAGGATATATAGGAGTATATCTCTTACCATTAGCTGTCCAATAATCAATTATAAAAACATCATTGAACTCATTACCATGTTCTTTGGAACGAACACCAATAAGATTAAGATTATACTTACCTTTATCAAAGTAAGAATAACCTTTATTTTCTAGTGTCTTTCTCCAATCAACAGTACGACATCTATCTATTAATAAGTTATTATATTTAGCCATGATATTACATTTATATTATACAAATAAATTCATTTGTTGTTTCTGACTTCCATTAACAGTTTGATAACGGATATTAAGCATAGTATCTATTTCAGGTTCTAATCTAGGAATCTTATACCATTTAGCTGTTTCACTTTTACTTTCATCAATATGAAAACCGTCTTTAAATCTTTGAGGTCTACCATATTGGTTAAGAACAAATGGAACTTCAATATGACAAAGAGCTAAACCACGACAAGGCAAACCAGTAATAAGATGAACCATTTTAGCATATAGATTTAACTGCAAAGCATAAGTAGTACCATTACAATTAGGTAGACCACCAAATGGTGGAAGTAGAACATCTTCGGGCTTATGAACCCATTCATCTGTTTCTTGTACTGGACGAACAGTTTTATCTTTCTTATAGTATCCTGCTTGAAATCTAAGACCTGTACGATTAGTTTTCCAATCAAGAATAACAAAACCATCTTCACGAATAGGAAGTATATCAATAGTTCCACTAAGAAGATACTTAGGAAGAAATGCTCCTATCTCTGAATATATCTTATAATCTCGTTCAGTATAGAACTTAAATACTTTATATATTTCAGGATATTTATTTTCAGTATGTTCAATAAAAGCATCGACATCGAGAAGTCTTACATGACTATCAACAACATCTAAATCAGCAACAGTAACCATTTGTTTACTTTCTTGTTTATTCAGATATTTAATAACATTAAAGAACTTACTATTCTGACGAATACCATCTTCAAAACTATTATGATAGACATTACCCATATCACAGGCTTTATCTCTTATCTTATCCCATTGATTCTTTATATCTTTAATAGAAGTGTTTTCTTCTTTAGCTTTGTACTTAGCCCAATAATTAGAATCAAACTTAGGAACATACGAATGAATAATAGTAGTAGCACTAATATAAGAATTACCACAATTATCAGTATACTTATGAGTAGGTTCATCAAAGTATAACTTAGTTTGCTTATATTCAGGTTTAACTGGTATCATTTTGTACTTTCGTATTTCCCCCGTAAAGGAGTGTTAACAATGCTATCACTTACCAATCCTAGCTCTCTCTTTTGAGCTTCTACTTGAGCTTCCAAATCACTAGCATCTTTAGCAGACATAGAACTAGTAACTACTTTACCACCACGAGCTTTCTTCTGTTCTATTTCAAGAGCAGCAGCTTGTTTAGCTTCACCTAAAGATTTAATCTGATTAGGAATGATATTAATAATACCATTTAGCTTAGTTATCAAATCAATAACTGGTAAAGTATCTTCGGCTTGCATACCTGCATTAAGTTTATTAGTAAGTTGTTCACTAAGTATATTAGCTGCACGAGAACTATTATGAACTGCTCTAAGAATAGTTTCAAGAGCTTCGCCTGCAACACCCATCTTATCTTCATGATATCTATCAACAAGACGAAGAATAAGAGCATCGGGTTGCCAATCATTAGGAAGAGCGTAATTAGCCCTAGCAGACGCTAAGGCTTCTGGACGACTATATCCCATTTGATTAGGTGGAGACTTAGGGTCGGCTAGATAAAAAATAACTCCGGCTTCTTTAAGATACCGAAGTTTATCTTCACTAGTATCACGAAGATATAACTCTTTTACATCTTTATCCTGTATCTGATAAACGTTAGGAGCAAAGGGATAACCTTGCTCATCAACGCTAATCATACCTGTTAAATCCAAAGGGGCAATCTTCGTAATCATAACCTTTATTATTTCTTAGTTCAATATAGTAATCAGAATCATTAACTGGCTTCATCTTACTAAAGAAATACATATATAATTTAAAAGACCTTTCATCTTGATTAAACTCTCTAAGTTTTCTTACAGCTAACTTACGATTAAGTCTAACAGTTCGAGATATTATCGAAGTTCTACTTCTAAATTTACTACGTTGAGCCATTCGAGTAGCAACTAAGCTCTTTTTAAATTTCCAATATTCTTCATTAGTAAGTTCTTGCCTTTTAGCCTTCATTACAGGATGATGTTCTATTGCATCTAACTTGGCTTCATTAACAATAAATCCACCAATAAAAGGAATTGAAACTCGTTGTAGACTTTTAATTCTATCAATAATTTGGTCTTCGATATTATCTATAATATCATCTATTATTTCAGCTTCAAGAGGTGTAACACCTAATAAACTAATAATATCAGGACGAGTTACTAATAACTCCTTTTTCTCTTTTAAATCAATAGAAGGCATCTAGTTTATACATTTAGTAAGTTAGTAGCTACTATAAACTTTTGAGGTTTACCACTAGGAATAAGACCTTCGACAGAGTTCTGACCTTGAATATCAGTAAGACGGACAATCTTATAACCAATACAAACTACTGTTTCGGCAATAGTAGTAATCAACTTACCATTATCTCCTTTCTTTTCAGTAGTAACAGGATTCACTTCTGTACCAAGTAAACTAATAACAGAACCACTTCCAACTTTACGGAATATCTCACCACGAGCAATACTAAGATTTAAGTCTTGGTCGCCACGAATAAATTCAGCAAGATTATAAGGAGTAAGTTCGTTACTGCGAGGATTACAATCTATGCCAGTAAATACATCAGACGGAGCAACATATAAGAAACGATTAAGCATAGCTCTATCTTCTTCCTTAACATCATCAGCATAGTTAGTCTTAACTAATATAAATCTAGTACTACCAGTACCCTTTAAATCAGGATTGATAATCTCACGAAGTTTAGCAGTCTGAATAATAGCGACAATACCAAAATGCTTAAACGGAGTTATATCTTTAACTCGGTCAGAAACATATTTGAAATCAATTTCTCCAATGTGTTGAGGAACTAGGAAAGTTTCTCCTTTAGTTTTGTTCTCTAAATGTAACATGATTACTTTAATTAGATTGTTAATACTATTAATTAAGTTGACTAGCATTACTAAGAGTAATATATGCACCAGTCATTAATAGTACAAGTATACGAATAATATTCGTACTATCAATATCTAACTCGTTAAAAAACCTTTAGAATTGTATTCGCTATATAATTCACATCCATTCACACTAGTTCACATTAGTACACACTCTAATGCAAATCCACTACTTAACTAAAATATCGACTAAATCTTACCATTCTATTTTTACAATCCTGATGCTAAATCTTCGGACTCTTCGATAGAAGAGGAGAAAGGTAATACACAATAAGACCCAGTAGACAACTAATACTATATAATATAAGTAAGACCAATTAAGGACTTAAAGGAATTAATTAGACTAATAGGACTAACTAATAAGATAATTCTTCTATAAGAAGAGTTAGACTACTAACAACAATAGATATACAGAAGGGAATTAGAAATACTATTAGAACTAACTAATGTATATAGACTTAGAAATAGGACTGGAACTACTATTAGAAATAGAATTAGGAATAAGACTAATAATGAACTTAGAAATAGGACTGGGACTATTAGAAGAAATAAACTTAGAGGTACTACTATTAGTGCTGCCCCACAAAATAATATTTTTCATGAATATATTTTTATCGAGACGAACTATAAGTGTTATAGGTAATACTTAGATTAATAGAGATAGAACATCTAATAGTATTAATAATAAGAATACTATTAAAGATGAACTTAGAATTAGAATATCTAATAGTATAGAAAGTGCTACTCCCAAGAGAAATATATTTTTCGTGAGTATATTTTTTCGGAGACGAAGCTCCTACCCTGATAGCCCCCCTACTCCAAACCAATTCCAATACCCCCGTCAAGACCAAATGACCTTAAACATATTGCTATTGATTATTAATTACTAAAATTATAAAGATTATGAAGATTACTAATGATGCAAATACTACCATTATTGGTAGTAATACAACTGTTGTTATACCTAACAGTGATAGTATTACCTCTAGTGTTGTTGTTGCTTGTAACAATGGTTATAGTTATAGAATCAGCAAAGAGTGTTACGTTGCTCTCGAAGAACTATTCAAAGAACAGATTGGTAAGATTGAATCTAATGAACCTATCATTGTTAAAGAGTAATGGTGTTCTTGGTATTATTGCTAGTAGCAGTAGCTATGACTACTGCTACTTATCTTTCTGCTATTAGAAGACAGAAGCGGGATTGGAGAAAGTATGGTCGTGCAGGTGAAACCTACGACAAGTTTTGTTCACGTTATTACACTAGATACGTATGAATACTAGCAATAAGATTAAAGTGGTACACTTAGCATTGAGTATGCTAGGTGTGCCAGTATTCATACATCTAAGTTACATTAAGTTGTATGATAACCATGTGAATAGTTTTCTAATACTATTAGTAGTGTTAGTACTGATACTAGATATTAACGATGTTGTTAAAGAACTATTGGCTTAATCAAACCAAATGACTTTAAACATATTGCAGTTACTATCAAATCAAATGACTTTAAACATATTGCCATTGTGTGTGTAGTCGGGATGCACATTGGTTGAACAGTTGCCGACTGATTTATAACATTTAATTTATTTGTATTATGGGAACTAAAGTTAATGATGCTGCTAGAAAGGCAGCCGAAGAAGCCGCTAAGAAAGCTGCAAAAGAAGCTGCTGATGCAGCAAGTGCTAACGCTGAAACAGATGCTACTAATGAAGCTGCTGATGAAGCTGCTGATGCTCGTATAGTTGACCTATCCGAGTATCAAGGACAGGAAGCAGACGATGTTACTCGTCTGTTGCTTGACCGTCCTGATTTTGAGAATCACGACAGCTTAATGATTACTAATATCATTGATAATAGTAATCGTTATGCAGGTGCTCTTACTGTTGTTGTTAATCGCAACATTCCACAGTTTGTTAAAGATGTTGCTAGTGGTACTTATGTCGAGTCTACGACTCGTAATATATTTACTACTCGTATTCAGCTTGCAGCTATTCTCAAAGGTCAGGGTGAGCCAATGCTTGCCAATGCTGTTATGACAGCTCCGTTGTCAGTGTTGCACGTTATCTTCAAGAAGGCACGTATTAGTGTGCTTGGACACGTGCTTGCGCAAGGTGAAGTATTCGTTAATCCGTATGCCGCTAAAATGTCTCGTGAAGAACGTGTTAATGAACACGACCGTTACGAGTATTTCCCGTACGAACTTAGTATGCGTACGTTGTCCCTTGCGGACGAAATGCTCGTGGCTGACATGTTGGCTAAATACCAACCTGATGCAGAGGGTGCTGCTTAACCAGTTACGTAGGAGAGGGAAACCTCTCCTACTAAACTAAAGTCACACCATTCGGCACGTGTTCGACAATACTCTCGACTTATGCTCGCCGTCCGGCAAAGCTATCCGGCAAAGCTATCCGGCAAAGCTATCCGGCAAAGCCAATCGGTATCGGAAACGACACTAGTCACCTGATAAGCGAAATGCTACAACTGATAAGCGAAACTAACCAACTGATAAGCTAAAACCCTTGCAAAACCACATCAAAACCCTAAGGGTCGCAGCAGCTCCACGTTAGCCAAGAGTAATGGACTAATAGCAGAGTTAGAAAATCTGATACAGAATCAGATGCGTCTATATTATATATATATATATTATATACTTTAGTATATAATTATAATATATATATATATAGGGGTCGAAAAGACCGTCCGCAAGGTCGGTGACTATTGTCGTAGACAATAGGAGCAAGCTCACACAATCACACCAATAACAATAAATAGTATCAATAGTATCAAGACTATTACTAGTATTGACAATATCAATGCTCGGAAGGGTCGCTAAGGCTCCACGTTAAGCTAGATAGTAGAGTAGACAATAGAGTGAGATAATAGTAGTGGAGTAAGAATAGTAATAGGATATAGATAAGAGCGATGAGTTGGTTAAGTAGTGGGACTACTCCCTCTCCTACCTCTACTCCCTCATTCTAACTCACTACTCTAACCTACAATGTTACGACTACTACCTAAACCTCTTCGTTTATGGAGTTAAGATTTGAATCCTATTTTATTATCATACTATTAATCTATACTATTAATCTATACTATTAATCTATACTGTTGTTTCTATTATATTAATAGTTAGGATTTGAATCCTATTCTATAATTCTACTATTAGATATTATTATAGTCCTAATTATTGGTTGTTATTGTTAGTTCTAAGTTCCTAATATCTATGATATTAGTCCTTAGTATTAGAATTATGGTCGTTAGAATTATGGTCGTTATTATTGTAATTGTCTTTGTTATTAGTCCTCTATAATAGTTTCACTATTATATCGGATTGATAGTCTTAATAATAATACTACTATATTGTCTACTATTATATTATAGTTGTTATTATTAGAGCGTCACTACCATTGTCTTTGACAATAGTAGTTCGAGCGATTCCGGTAATAACAATACTATGTATTACAATTGATAACAGAAGTAACATTATTGGTAACATTATTAATAGTACTATTATTAATAATTGTATTGTTGTGTAGCTTGACTTGTCCCGCTCGCAAAGCTCGCTTTTCTCCCCCATAAAGGGGTGACGTTACTGTACTTCTTTTACTCTCTATCTTATCCACTTATTAACTTATACTATTATGTCTAACTACGATATTACTATCTTAGCATTACTATTTATTATCGCACTTATTAAATGCAGTGAGTTTCTTATTAACACTAAGATTACTCTTCTTACTATGTTATTCGCTTTAATAATAGTTGCGTCTACTTTATGTATATTCTTAATATTATTTGATATTGCTTCACCATAACAGATTATCAGTTCCATATATTTCTATCTTTAATTGGGATAGTTATATGCCTATGTTATTTAATGTTTAATTACCTTTCTTATAAGAAGGTTATTATCATTCGTTCTTTAGTTCAAACTATAATAACTTATATAATAGTTATTAGTTTTATTCGTCTACTATATAGTACTATACTATTATAGTATGGATTCTACTTCTAAAATTAAATTCTTAATAATTAATACTTGTATTTATGAAAGCTATTGTAAATGATAAAAAGCATATAACTCTTGTATCTCATACAAATGGAGTTACTATTGTTGAAGCTAGTGGTTGTATAATTGATTTAGATTTTCAATCACTTGCTTCTATTTGTGAGATTGCTGACTTAGGCAATACTTATACTATTAAAGATTGTGATGAGATTGAATCTCTTAAAGATACTAATAATGAGTTGACTGAACGTATTAAATTTCTTGAAAATCAACTTGTTAATAGTGGTAATAGAATTACCGAATTACGTAATCAAATCGAAGAGCAAGAAAATGAATATAAAGATATTATTGTAAAGAAGGATAAGATTATTGAAGAGAAAACTAATAGTCTTATTAAGTTAGAGAATATTGAAGATACTCTTAATGCTACTGTTAAAGTTAATGAAGAACTCAATACTCAATTAAGCTGTGCTAAAGAAGATATTGATAAGCTCAATAAACGATTAGAAGAAAAGACTTCTCTACTAGCTGAAAGAACTCATGCTTTAAGAGTTTTTAGACAAGCTCTTTATAATTTGAGACTTTATGTTCAACCATATAAAGAATACGAGCTAGATTTTGAATGGCTAACTATTCGTAATTCTATTGATTCCGGTTTCTTTATTCGATTTAAAGATACTGCTAGTGCTGCTAGAGCTATTGGTGATTGTAGATATTACATATCTCTTAAAGACGTATTAGATAAATACGAAAATGATATTGTAGACTTCAATGTCTCTGCTATGGATATTTATTATATTCATAAAGCTAGTCCTAATGTTGTTCGTAAGTTCAATTATGATAATTTTAATATTACTTGTAAAGACCAACGTACTGCTAATACTATTAATACTCTATTGAATTGTTCTAATATATCAGTTTATGATATAATGGATAGATTCAAAGATGATATAGCTCATAGCAATACTCATTAAATATTATCATTATTGTTTGGTATTTCCATTATTTATTGCTATACTTGCATCCGTATTACAAAATTTAAGATTATGTATGACGAAGGTGTAGAATTTCCTATTTGTGGTTTGGTAGCTGATATAGACTATCTCGACTGTGAAATGGCTAATAATTGGAATACTGGAAATACTCTAAGCGAGGATAACATAGACCTCGACTTAGATATAACTCATATTGAAGATTAATTAAATACTAATAGTTATGAATGAAAAGAAAGAAGTCGATGTTCTTAGTAAGAAACGTCCAACAGTTAACGAATTAAAGACAGAAGTTATTCGTCTACGTAAATCTAATGAAAAGTCTGATGCTGGTCTTAATCATTATAAGGTCATGTATGAGAATATTTGTAATGAAGATAAAGCTCTTCGTAGTATGTCTTCTAAATTAAGTGCTGCTAATAATCAATTGGAAGCTAATAATAAAGCTCTTAAAGACGGCATTAAATTTCTCGAATCTAAGTTAGATAAAGCTAATAAAGATTATGAAGAGCTTAAAGCTAAGAGACAGTATAATACTGTTTGTTTTGTTATTGCTTCTCTTATTGCTTTAGGAGCTATTGCAGTTATTATTTTACGTTTAGTATAATGCCGATACGTACTCTATTTAATTAATATCTGACAAAAGGGTTAAAATAAATGTCGGTTTCCACTCTATTAAGATTATTCAGGTCGTGAGATTAGAATAATATTAGTAGAGTTTTTTATTGTCTAACTTATAAAACTTATTATAATGGAAGAAATTATTGAATCAATATTTGCAGCTGTTATGGGTGATGATGTTTTAGCTAAAGCTAAGAAAGAATTTCATAGACAGTTTATTGAAGGTGGACTTAATGAATCACTTAAAGATGATGTTGAAAGTCTTAATGTTAAGAAGTTAAATATTCTTCTTAATAATATTCTTGAAGATGATTATCCTATTGAAGATAAGATTAAAGCTATT